GAATCCCTTCTTCTGCGTCTCCTATCACGACGGGCACCGACAAGATCCACTGTGCCAAGTTGGGCCCCTGTGGTCGTGTATTCGGGGGGCATCATTGTGCCAAGTTGTGTATATGTACCTTCGGTCGTCGGTGGTATCCCAAGGATCTGGCCCAGGCCCGCGACGTCAGTGCTGATTATTGTGCCAAGTTGGGCGCCTGTGGTCGTCAATTCGGGGGGTGTTTCCACTGTTACTGTGGCCCGGGTCTGGTCCGAGGTACGCAAACGGCCCTCTGCAGCCTGCAGGTACTGCACCGGGGTCATAAGTTTATCGTCTAAAACTTTTACCATTGGAGTAGCCGGCAAGGAAAGCATAAAAACAAACAAAATTATTATAAACAATATTGCCATTTACTGCCTGCTCCCTTTTGGACCAGTAAACATATTTGCTCCTCTTCCGATGGTTGTGTTAATGTCAGCGCTACCAGTGTCACCATCAGTGTCACCACCAGACAAATCAACTGTGCCCACCTGGACATATGTGCTGGGCACCATCTCGTAACTCATCTCGCCAAATACCTGTGGCCTCTGGCTAGTAGGAGGACCGGTCATGTCGGTAACTTCCGGAACAGGTGGACACCTTCTCCTTCTTACCGGAGGCGAGTCAGTAGCGCTCAACGAATCTAGTGTCACCATAGGAAGGATGGATGTAGAGTATTCCGGGGGCACTTGATCATTTTTCATCGATAGAACCAGCTGACGAACCTGTTCGGTTGCTGGCATACTCATACTACGAGGCTTTGAACCACCAATAATGAAGTATTCATTATAAACAGAACAGCTAAATTTATTCTGAATCCCTAAATTAGAATCTGAATATGGCCTCATTCTAGTCAGAACAGCGCCGTCTATCTGATCAAATAAATCTTCAGTTAGCAGCTGCCACTTGTCGTCCGTAATGCTAGTACCGAAACCAGTCAAGACTTCAACTCTTTGAATAAAGTTAAATTTTACATTAAACTCACCATAATTTTCATGATTTATGACAAATTTGCCTGGATTTTTACTGGCAAAACTTCCATCTAAATCGGGATTACTGTATATTCCTTTCACTTGTTTCGGCGGGGGATTTTCAGAATCAACAGTTGCAGTCCGATCGTTACCACGACCGCGACCACGGCCCTTTTTCTTTTTCTTGCGCCGGCGGCCCGTATCTGGTGGTTGATCTTCGGATTGCGAAGTGTCCAGTTCTGCTGCTGCTTGCTGTGTCTTATCTACTGGCCTATCTGCCGTTTGTGCTGCCGGCCTACTTTCATTGTCTTCTGTTTGTTCCGGCGAATCGTTCATCTCAGTCTCTTGTAAGACTTCCTGATGAGTTGCGTTCAAATCCCGTTCATTTTCAACCTGCTTAGATGGAACGATTGTTTCAATGTATTTGGCTTCTAAATCTTCCTCCTGAACTGCAGACGGTGTTGTAGAGGTTTTATCCCCCAACACATCAGCGACTGGTGTTTCAGGAGTTTCTTCAGCTATGGCCTCCTCTGCTGGTGCGTCGACGTTAAAGGTTGAACCAATATCTGAATCTAAAGATTTTGCCATTTCTTCGACGATTTCGTCTGACAATGGAGAAGCTTCATTTTTTAAAAACACATCTTCCACAGTTCCGAGTTTGTCTTCGAGCGTGACTCCTGACTCGGGTGCCACTGGTGCTGGAACCTTGGAAGGAGGAACATCTTCAGGCACCACACCTTTTTCGGGCAAATCTTGTTTACTTTCTATAAGATCCAAAGTATCGGATAGATTGTTGTACTCCTCTCTGGAGGGTTCATCCACCAAATCTACACTAGTGTCTCCTGCAGTAATGTCTTGCGGAGTTAAGTGCGAAGCACTATCTGAAAGGGTGGTACGAGAACCCTCTTCTGTATTCTCAATAGCAGCGACCACTTTTTCTTCGCCGCCAATACTTGCTGTAGGGGTGGGCCGGCCCGTATCCTTAAGAAAGTGCGCGTGAGGGGGTGCCCCGTTAATTGGATCTACAGACATACTCTCAGCCGGCTGGACAACAAAGTTAACAACCTTATGAACATGGCAAATGTTTGGATAAGCCGGATTACAAGCCTGTCTTGCTATACCATTACCATTTTCATCAATTACAAATTCATGATAATGTTTTGCTTGTACAGAAGTCCTTCCACGCTGCATCACTCGACGGCGACGGGGTGACGATGTATCGGCTTGCGCCACAGGCATCGCTGGTTCGTCGGCCACTGGTGGCATTTCGTAAGCACTAGTAGGTCTACTAGTACGTCCACTTGTTGAGGTCGGAGGAGCAACAACTTCATGGGTCACTTCAGTAGCAGACGCCACCTCTTTCCCCTCATTACCGGCAGAGAGACCAGGAACATAAGAACTTAAATTGGCGGTTGCAGAACCAGCTGCGGCACCTGCATCGCCAGTGGATGCTTTAATTTGAGATGCGGTACCGCTAGATCCGCCCGCAGCTGCCGGTGTATTAGTATGAGTGTTGGTCACCGTGGTTCTAGTTGCCGGGGCGTCTGGTGTTGCCGAACGTTCAATAACTGTTTGAGTTACTGTAACCTCTTCAATCTCGCTAGTTTGAGCGACCTTTGGTGCCGATGCAATAGAAGCGACCGGTGTTTCGCTCGGAATACCCATACTAGCTCTTTTTCCGGGGTCCGGTTTCTTCTTGGGAGGTGGCTCAACTAGGGGTGCAACCGGTGCCGAGTCCGGCAGCATCGCAGCTGCGGCTTCGGCTGCCTCTTTTTCCGCTTGCTCTGCCTCAAGGCGACGACGGTCTCTTTCCGTTGGTGTTGGGGCGGCCTTGGAAGGCGTTAATGCTGCGGCTAGATTTGGCTCTACCGGTGGAATTGCAGGGGGCGGCACTTTTGCGACCGGCGGTGCAGGAGAGGCAGTTATGACTACGGACTCAGTTGGTGGCGTATATACATCCGAAGGTGTAGCGGTCGTCGTTGGCGAAATTGGCTCTCTAGCAGACTTAGTGGTCGTGGTAGTGGTTATGGTAATTGTAGGAGTCACTGGAACAACGGGATCCGCTGTAGCAGGCATTGGAGTTGCAGCCAGCATGGGGGGTGGAGGCTCTGTAATAAGTGCAGTCTCAGGTGGCGTTTCCTTGCTCTCTGGAAATTTGGTTTCCTCATCAGCTACCCTCTTTTTCCATTCTTCTTTAGGAACTTTGACAATACCCTCCTCTTTGACGGATTGTCCCTTTCTATGCAAATAGTCAATACCTACATTAGCTACACAACTGGAATTGTATCTCTCTTCAGCCTTGTTATAATCTTTTGTAATGGTAAATACATTCTTCTCGGCTTTAATATGATTAAGACTGCTTTGATGAGTAACAGTTCTCCCACTCAAAAAATCCGACTTTATTAAGGCCGTTTCATGTTTTGACTTCAATTTCTCCATTGAATTAATATAATACAACAACCCATCAACATTCCCACTAGATGGATGTATCATATTGAACAAGTTTCTTAATATTTTTCTTTTCTGGACCAAAGTGACGTTAGTTAATATTGATAAATTTTCAGAATATGTTATTAAGCTCTTTGTGATAAGTGTTTCTTTTTGATTAATATGTGTTTTAATGAAATCTTCGTCAAACCTATTTGAAGAATGATTCATACCTAATTCAGCCTGGACAACATAATCTTTCATTTCTTTTATAGTTCTATCAAGGCTGCGGCGTTTTATATCAAACAATTCCTCGGACTTATCTTCGTATTCTACTTCAATCCTATAATAATAGGCCCCGCCTACCAACCTAGAGGCTTCATAATCAACAACTGAGAAGTATCTAACATCACTACTATTGTCAAGATAGGTTTGTAGATATACTTCTTGAACAGAACCAATTGGTCGCTGCTGTTCGTCAAAAAGAGTATTTTTTGCAAAACTACGAGGTTCAGAATCCTTGGAGCTAATAATTAATTCCGACTTTTCTGGCTCTCTGTCGTTAGTGGGGAAAGTCTCTATCCTATACACCTTCATTGATCTGATCTTCATCTTCTGCATCAATTGCTCATAGAGACTATCGTTTTTAACAAAATTATTTAATTTAATGTTTTTATAATATACTGTCTTGCAATCAATACCAAATATAAATCTTGTGTTTTTAAGACGATCTACCGACAGATAGATATTAGAAAACTCAGGAAGCTCAGTGACCGGATCTTCTCTTAGAGGTATATCTTCAAGTAATTTTATGTCATCTAGTATCCTATTGTCTTTAATTTTAGCGTTTGGAATATTGACTTGGATCAATCCCTCCCCAAAGGAATTGGATGCTCCTGCTTTGATTACAGAACCATTAGAAGACATTTGAACTGGACCCGCATATATCTTTCCTGCGGCGGTGTAAAAAATCTTACTTTTTTCCTGTAACATGAAATTGTCATATATAATTTCTGACGTTAGTTTGCCAACAGAGAGATAAGGCTTGATACCTTCCAAAAACTCCCCCTTGGCTCTGGTAAATGAAAAAACCGTAACAGTCAAATGCTTAGGGCTACCTTTCTTAAGTAACTTCTGATCTGTAAAAACTATCGAAAAAGGTACCTCATAATGAACTGCACCATCAAAGTCTGTAATCTTGTTGAGGCGCTGTGATGAGAAATCAGAAGAAATTATTTTTTCTCCAGGGTAGAATTCCTGAGAGGCGTTGTCTCTTTTGTCAAAATCAACAGATAAGCTTATTTTCTTGTTTGTTATGTTGTTTGAAAGTTTTTCTCCATAACTTAAGATAGCTTTAATATCTACGCCTTGAAGAGAGGATTTTAACGAATTTATAGCCTCTTGTTGGGATGCTGCAACCTTCTTGAATAAAAGATTTAAAGTGACCTTGTTAACATCTAGTGCAATATTTTGTATGTAAATACTAGGCAAACTCCCACCACTAACAGCTGTATCTTCTCTATTCTCTAATGGAAAAGCCAAATGTATTGGATCAGTTGTTTTTGACAGAACACCAGGGTTTGATTTTACAGGTGGGGTATAGTTAAGAACCATTAATCACAAACCTCCCCGACATCAGTAACACGTGTTGAATATTGATCAGTCGACACACTGGGTACATCGGGCGTACATTCTAACGAGCGCTGTATAAATAGCCCCTTTGTGGAATCGACCCCCTTATATTTGCAGAGCATTTCTTCTTCTATCTCCATGTCTAATTCTAAATTAAAATAATAATTTACATATTCTGTACGATCTTTATTTGGACCCGTAAATTTTAGTGGCACCAACAAGTCACTTGTGCGAGACTCTCCTTCTTTCTGATCTCGAACCTCAAAAAGCTCAATCTCAAAATTTTCTTTTTGAAAAACTGTATTGTTTTCATTAATTTCTAACAAAATAAAATCTTGCCTTATTTCAACAAAGTCTGTTTCAAATTCTATCACCGTCCTCAAATCCTCATCAAAAGGAACTTCTGGGCCCAGAGTAGGACTTAAGCTACCAACAATTCGATCATATGATGAAGCGCTTAAATTTATCTGAGGAATGCGATATCGAGGACCAGATCCTGTATAATTCAAAGTAGAATTTTTGATGTTGCCTTTCAGTAGATCAACATCCCATGAAGGCGCATTGTTACTGTAATAATCTGCTATTCCAAGCTCAGAGGTTAAAGCATACTCTCTTTCAAAATAATTTTGTAGTGCCTTTTTTTGACCTTCGTTTGCACGCTCCGTTGTGTGGTAAGCTTTAGCATCATCTTCAATATCTCTAAAAACTGACTGACAGCGTGTGCGTGGAGTTTCTTTTATTCTTTGTTCTGTCTCATTTTGATCCTCTGCATACCCCATGCATTCTGCATCATAAATTATGTCATCATCAAAGAAAGCATAGAATGCTGGTCGCATCTCCCCTAAAGATAAAAGATACCTACCATATGGAGTTAATTCAATCTCCAATACTTCTTCTTTTTGATCAAAAAAGGCCATACTTGTCCCTTAAGTAATTAGAAAACAACACTATTCTTCATCTTTTTTATTTTTGATAACGACTTCTGCATCCATTTTTATCATTTCTACCAACGAGAAGAAATCATAGGGCCAATTGTAAGAGTAAGCGAATTGACTAGCGTCCTTAATAACTCCTTTGTTTCTGATTACATCAAATTTAAAACCCTCTTCCTGTGCAGATTCAGACAACATCTTGAAGTAATTGGTTTCTGCTTTTTGTTTAACTTTAAAAACCATCCACCTCAAATCATCTGAGAACTTGTCTCCTAACAATTCTTTTTCTAATAGTTTATGGCTAACAACCACGGACCTAGCCTGAAATGTCCTGCCAATTTCAGGAGAAAGGTTTTGCCATATATCTGTTAAATCCTTCTTGCTTAATTTATGCTCGAATTCAAAAATATACATTGCCATTGGTTTGACAGTTTCATTTGTCAAGAAATCAAGCTTGGGAGGAAATACATAGCGACTCATTGAATCTACCATGGATACTATTGATTTTCCTGCTGTGCCTTCCTCTGTTTTACCTAATTTTAGAGCCTTGTGGGCATCATCAATTTTTTGCCTAGACATAGTGAAGAATTGTTTGACACCTCTTTTTTCTGTAAAGGGTACAGCAACAACTGCTTCTCGGATAATCTTTTCCTCCAAAGCCTGGCCCAATTTAGTTGTTGTTTTAGGAAATCCCATCAAATCAGCCAAAGAGCCAGTAATGGCGGGATTGTCTTTTTCTTCATCAGTCAAATCTTGAATTTCTAAAAAGACACCCTTTTGTGAAGATGGCTCAACACCATATTGATGCCACATTCCCCTAGAGATAGAACTAGAACCAAATGTTGGTAATGTAGCTGAAACGTTTTCAAAATCTAAAATAGGACACTCCCATTTGGGTTGAATAATGGCAACACTTGGAGCAGCTGCATCTTCCTCGACTGTAACAGCCTCACCAGTAATCGGATCATAAGTTGTCTTCTTGGTTCTCGCAATCTCTAACATATTTAAAGAAGCAGACACTTGCATTTGATTTTTAGCAGCGAAACTAGTGGGTAACGGAGTTCCACCACTACTGAAATACTGTTCACCAACTCTATAAAAACTTGAAGAAACTTGGCTAACAATCTCGTCTATGCTATAAAACTTAGTTTCATTTGGTGTAAATCTCATTTCAACATCAGCATACCCGTCCATATATGGAGGCGTAAAAGGCTCATAACTCTCGTTAAATCTAATGTTTTCTGCATGAACAGGGGGTCCAAAAGCTGATCGTCTAGAATACATTGTTATTTGTGGCTGAGTAAAGAAAGAACCAGTCAAGGTTATATCTTGGCCTTTAGAATTATCTCTGGGGGCGTTTGATTCTAATTGCCTTCTTCTAGAAACCTTTCCGTTTCTCAAAACAATCCTCATACGATACTCTTTTCCAAATTCTGCTTTGAAATATTTTTTATTATCATCCTTGGCAGAAATAATACTAGTAACTCCCTCATTTTTCAAAAAGAATCGCGGGGTTTCAGCCAAGAAATTATTCATCGCAAGAGAGAAGTTTGGCGTGCCGGAACCATCCCACGAAGCTGTCGAATTAACAGAAGCGGACGGATGAACTTCATAATCAACAATAGTGTTACCGGCTAGGAAATTTTGGGGCTCAACCAAAGCTTCAAAAGGCATTCTAAATCCAAAAGAAGAACTTATTCTAAAACTACCAGACCAATCATTATCAACATCAAAATCAGCCTGGCCAATTGAAAATGAAGAAGTCATAATCGGATGATCAACCGCGAGGCCGGACTTAATTGAATTAAACAACAAGCCTGGGGCCATGAAAGGAGACAAGAAGGTTTTAAAAGTTACCTGGTTGCCAAAAGCAGCTGCATTTGCTGATGTCGCTCCACCTTTGAAATTAAGTTCATTTGCATAGGAACTTGATAGGAGTGTCCCCATTTGCCAACATCTTTGGGCAGGATAAAACCCATCATAAGGCAGGAGCTTCAGCACAGCATTGCACTTAAGAGCAATACCTGAAGGTTTATATGTTTCCCCAGCCTTAGTGGCCTTAGCGTGATCTTTCCTAATAACACTGAAATGTTTTAAGAAATCAGTATTTGTGTAAGTTTTATAAAAGCCGTCATCTTTACTTGAAGTTAAGTTCTGTGATGCTCCATCTATCTGTAGGAAGTAATCGTTTTTAGAAAGAAAGTTACCTTTCTTAGCAGTCAAGTAATAATTTATATGATTGCTGATTCTAAATTCAGGAACAATGCTGTAATCCTTGGTAATTGCTCTAATGTTCTCTCTATAATCATCATAACTATCATAAGCTGGTTCTTTACCAGACTGAGCAGCTGCCTCCCATAATGTATCGCCGGCAAAATATCCTAAATCTCTTCCCTTAACTGAATCTCTCTCAGGAACTGGTCTAGAATACAAAGAACCGAATATATTTGCGTTACCGTTGGATTCAAAACTAAATGGTGCATCTGACACAATGCCTTGACCAGGAGAATCAAACCCGTCGTGGGCAGCTGCGTAGGAAGATATAGATGCCGACAAGTTACCGGTAATTGGAGTAACTAACCCAGCAGCACTAATATCCTGAATGAAACCGCCCACCTTGGTAAGCGGACCATCATTTGCATGATCTCCCATAGTGTAGTGCGACATAATTGCGAGATTACCGGTAAATACAGTGGGAGTATTTGCAATAATATCCATCGGGACTCCACCATTATAAAGAGTTGTGGCTATATTATCATTCATACTAGTAACTGGGCCAGATTGTGAAAGGTAACCTATTGATGAAGAAAAGAAAGTAACCTCATCGATAAAGCCCCTATACCCTCTGACAGCCGCCTTGGTTGCGTCGGCACCCGAATTGGGTGGGGGATTGCCACCAATAACAATAAAAGAACCCGGGCCTGAACTGGGACCAGCGCCGGTAGCGGTGGTACCCTGGGCGGTTGCACTTGAGGCAACGCCATCTACCCACAAAGTATATCTGTGATCTGTCGCACTTCTATAATACCATCCTAAACACACGTGGTGCCACTCGTTGTTGCTTAAGTTTGCATGACCTGCTGATCCGGTTTGGGCCCGGCCTTCACCTAGCGAAGGACCGTGACCAGAAGACCCGGTAAATTTTTCACCCCGTGGTCGGCCGATGTTAACAAACAAATCATGACCTTCCAGTCTTATGTCAAAAGTCATTGGCTCGGCTGTACCATCGGTGCTATCTCTACCTCTAGATATCAAACTAGAAGACAAATTGTGATTCGGATCTGTAGCCTTGAACCAGAATGAAATTACTGATGATGACAGATAAGTAAATCCCAAGGAACTAGTCGAATGTTCTGCAGAGGCTGTAAGGAACGCTCTACTACCGAACTTAACACTCTTGGTGGAGATACCTGCTCTTCCCAGGTTTTCTCCACTATGGAATATAGTATATAAATTTTGAAGCTCGCCGGCACCATTATTTGTGGTTAATCCTTGATAGATATTAACACTTGGGGCAGTAACCTCGGCGGTTAAGAAATCAGATCTGGCATCCAAAACCCAAGATGATAGCTCTGTCACTTCGTAATCAAAAGAGTTTGCCTCCTCTTGTTCTTTTCTATTATCTCTATCGGATCTCCATATGCGACCGGCAAGCTCTTCAAGTATTGCCGCACCTATAACATCGTCATCGCCTATTGGAGGGTTATCGAAAGTTAAACGACTTCGAGTGCCTGACAAGAACATATTTTCCGAACGAGGATAAACTGTCTCTTTATAAGAAAGGAAATTAAACCCCTTAACAACAGACGTGGCCGGATCTCTAACTGGATTGATATAGAGATCTGTCAGCTTATCATACATGCCTCTGGAAGTATTCTTCAAATTAAGAGTATAATTTAGTTCGGCGTTAGAAAACATTTCTTTTCTGTTTCCGTGTGTGTATTTGAAACCAGAATCTTTAATAGGTGATGACTCATCTACAGAAGAAATGTCAAAAGCTTTTTTATAGTTTTTAGCTCTCAAAACATGAACGATTGGCTTATATTTTGATGTAACCGGAGAAGACCTAAATTGCTTCAGCTTTCCAGCATTTTTTGCAGGAACAAGAATTTCTGCTTCTTTTTTAGAAAGAAGTTGCTTAGGAGGCTTCAACACGGTAATAATGTTGTTTTTCCTGTGATATCTTGTAACTGGGTTATCGCCGGCCCTAATTTGCTTCCAAGAGGGGTGCTGATAGGGACCATTACGAAGAAGCATCATAGCATTAAAAGTTTCTGCAGCAACGTCCATATTACCTAAATCACTAACGTGGTCGTCTGGCCACGTGGAAGCACTTAGTGAATTTAAGCTTGGATTGACTGCGTCAATGACAATCGTATTGTGTGCTGCAAATGAAGTAACAAGCCCATTGGAGTTTGTCACGTGACTTGCGCTTACAAAATTATAAGCCGGCACCACACCAAGAACCGATGAAGATACCAAACCATCGACTGGGGCATATCCATATGTTTCTGCCTTTGTTGGATAAGATTCAAAAGAAGCAGTCAACCAAGTATACTGTAAATCACTCTGAGGTATTGGAGATGAGAACCAACCATTATTATGCACAGTGCCGGTTACCACCGCACCAGTATAGCTGTCTCCGGAATACTCTATTCTCTTAAGAGTGTTTCTATGAATTTTATGGTAAGAAGCAACAGTGCTATAGCTAGAGGATTTTATACTACCAAATTCACTATCAATTCCAAACTGACCCTGGTGTCTCGTCAATAATGTTCTTAACCCATGTCTACCCGATCCTGACATCACAGCAGAGCGTATCGTGCCAGGTTCCCCACTGCTGCTGCCACGAACCGAAAGATTCCTGAAAGGCAACGCATTGTATGGCGAGTATTCCTCTGCTATGATATCTAAATAACCTCGCGAATTAACCTCGGGACCACCAGGGGCGGAAAAACGACTAACTATGACCGAATCTGACCCGGTCAAATCACGGCGAGGAAGAGAGAATTGAGTATCAGACGCAAACCTATTTGATAAACTAGTCAAACTAGAGGGCGCAGGGCCGAAGTGATTGCCCTCTGCAGAGCCACCAATACCCAACAAGCTGTGAGGATTGGTTGTTGCAGGCAACTTAACAGCATATCTAGTAGGAAGACTTACTCCCTCATTTTCTTTAAAGTATGCATTATTTTCTGTTCTACCGGTAGTGTTCAAATATTCGATACTACTTGAGTAGTTACCCAACGTAGAACCAGTTGTTCGAATATTTCTGATGTTAACCGGCCTTTTCGCTACAAGATCTCTATAAAATCTAGCCCTAGGTTGCTCATGATCGTATTCGTCTGTTGTCGAATATGTTGGACCAACAATACCAACAGCTTCTTCTCCACTTGCAAGAGAACCCATCAAAAGGAACCAAGATTCTGGACGAGTCTCTGCCTGATCTAAATTAGAGGGTGTGCCCTTGTTTTCGTCATGACGATTGATGTCGACATGTCGATGTTGCATACCTCCAACATATTTCTCAGTAAACGGCCCTTGCATCGGAGTTTCATTATCTGGACCGTATGTATCGACATGAAGGTTGGTAAAATCCACCCCTTCCTTGAAATTACTGTTAATGTCACCGTGATATCCACCGGTTAACACTGTATGATGCTTATACAAGTTGAATGGAACAACCAAATCTCCCTTAAGGATGTTGTAATCATAGGAGTTGGCCATCTTAACTTCAGAATTATTGTAAGCAGAAAATTTCCACTTCTTCTTAACCAACTCCTCGGGGAATATCTCAACATCATCAACAGAATCAAGAAACCCTTCAACATCAACTTTTCTGAAAAGAACAAAATTATTCGAAACTGACAGATCAAAAGGTCCGACTCTGAAAACAGTTCTAGGCCCAAACTCATGAGTTGCAATATGGGCATATCTCAGCTTCTTACCTTTTCTAAAATTAACTCCTCCGTGAATCGGTTCAACAGCCTCAAAACTAGGAACATAGCTAGAACCCCGTCGAGCAAAAGAATTCTTCTCCGGAGACGAAGCCGAAAGAATCTTATCTCTCTCCCTATCAACGCTGGCGTCACCTGAAGTTATTAATGGATGAGTCCTTTCGCAGCGATATCGCCACCAATAAGAATTTCTTGTTTGTGTAGCGGGAGACAATCTTCCCTCTGGGGCTTGATACCCTCGAACTGATAATTCATTAGTTTGACCATACACTCTCCGACGTGCGCCGGCAATATTAGCCCTCGAAGGGATTTTCAGGGTAGGCGGTGGGTTTTTGCGGTGCCTTCTGTTTCCGTGATCGCCGCCTGGAATACCTTGAAGCTCATTAAGAGAACCCTTCTTATCAAGAATGGGGAATTTGTTCCTATACTTATTCCTCTCAAGAATGTGGCTCTCGACCATCGTTCTCAAATTCTCAGACATATTTGCCGAAGCTGGCATTATCTGTTTGAGGATGGAAGTAATCGAGTAATCAATCCATTTATAAAAGTCAACATACTTGTCTAAGTCATCAACCTCGTCAATTTTCTCAAAGAATAATTGTCTAAGCTTTGTTAGATCCTTGTAATCATGACGATATCTGTTAACTGGCTCACCAACTAAATTGTTGAAGTCAATAATTGTAGCAAACATATTAACCATTTCTTCTGAAATGGTTTGATACATGCTTTTTTCTGCGGCAAAGAAAAACTGAGTTGGGCGACTTTCTCTAGTAAACGTTGGGTCATCTTGATCTACAATATTTACCATATCATCGCTAAAAACAAACTCAGGAAGTTGTTGCTTGGCGATATAGAAATATCTTTTATCTATTGAAGAAGTGCTATCGGTCGCGAAGAAGTCGCCACGACCAGGATGGCGTCTTTTAATAATTTCACTTAGTTTGCCATATCTCTCGGTTGCAGCTAAGGAACCCGAAGAGAAGTCACTAACAATAAATCTTCCATTCTCGTTGGAGCCCGTAACGGTTACAAAATCCCAAGCAAGAGTTAAAGTATCAAGAGATGGTATGTAAGAACCGGACGCATGCTCTTTAAAAACTGAAAAGTTTCTGTAGGGGTGTTTCAAACCATAGTTGTTGATATCTCTGGCGTGTGCTTTAATAGTATCGTCGTCTAGATAATTAAACCAATATCTTAATTGAGATACTTTAACATCAGTTCTTTGCAGCACGGTGCCTGTAAAGTTTGTTCGGTGGGCACCACAATATATTCTCTTATTGTTTGTTACAAAACTTTCTGCAAAGGTGTTTGCAAGGGCCACTTTCGCAGCACTAGCAGATACGGAAGCCGTAACTAAGAACTCGTTAGATACCTCATTTAAGTCGGTATTTACTCCGTAAAACTCAACCGTATAAGTGTCTCTTTCTGTTCCTGTTGGAGGGCCAAAAGAACCAGTAGCTTCTTCAACTAACGGATGTTCATTATGTTTGAGACGAACAGCAAAATTCCATTTTTTGTCATCATAGACATCAGAGAAAACACTACTAGTCAGTGCCTCGAAGGGGAACGGACTAGAAGATGTAAGCATGAAATAAGCATCTTTCGAATCCAGATCAGCACCAAACGAACTGGTCCTAATTGCATATACTTGAAAATTGCTTCTTTCATTAGCGTGATTTGAGGCCGGCCAGGTCGTGTCAGAACCATTACTAGTAGTGGTCTTCACTCCATGCATACCAAACAGAGAAGAAGATAAAAATGGGGTCGGGAAATATCCTATCTCAGAGGGCTTCCTTTTTCTGGGGAATACAATCTCTGACTCAACCGTGAAGGGAAGCTCTCGTAGGACAGTTTTTCCCTCTATATACCCTCTCTCCGAACCGCTTGGATACTGATAAACTGTTGCGTTGAAGTGGCCTGGGGTACTAAAGTCAATAGTATTCTTCTTTGCAACCGAGGGCTTATAGTTGTCCCTATATTTATGTGTGGCGTTTTGCCCATAAATATTGAACTTAACTAACTCATCATCAATTCCAAAACACCTTACTAGGTTTCTAAAAGACTTTTCAGTTCCTTTTGATTTATAAATGTAGGCTAGATTGTTATAGATGTTCTGATAAATCAGATTTTTTACATCTTCTATCTTTGTATCATATTCTCTATCTTCATCTCGTGATGTTAATTTTTCTAGAATATTAGCATCTATAAAAAGTTCTGGCGCTTCCATCCCCAAGCCGCCCAGTAATTTACTGGCAAATGGTAGCGGTTTTGCGCTGGAACTCACACTAGCACTAGAATAAGTTGAGTAAGTAGCCTCTCTTAAAGTTGGCAGAGCCTCGATTTGAAGATGTAGGGTGTCAAAATAACTGGCTAATATCTGTGTTAGTTTTTTGACATTTCCGCCGGTTTTAGCGTCTTCGTCCAAAATCCAACGAGGCATCATATCATAAAATGCCGCATTGTTTTGAGCATCATGTCCAGAGCCAGATAGAAGCTTTTGCTCCTTATAATCCTTAACGTCTGGATGGAAGGAATAGATAATAGGATCTTTGGCTTCTGCTTTTGCCGCACTGGAAGAAACAATAGCAGAACCAACATTTCTTGAATAAGAATCATACCCTATCCAATTTCCGTTGGAGAGACGTCCAGAATAATCCAAAACAACAGAATCTATGGATGAAGTCCCAGTTATACCCTCATTAAATTTGTAATAAACGCCTAGATCTACTGGATTGAATTCATCATATTTATCCATATCCGTATTGGTTCCACCATGCACTTGGGTGAACCAATATCTTCCAATGGCTTCTGAAGTCCTTGCAGTCTTCCAGAATCTGAATTCATCCAGAGAGCCTGAAAGTTTTCCGTAGTTCCCGGCTGTGATGCCTTCTGAACGACCGGTGTTTCCAGAGGGGGCTGTTTTTAGGGCCCCGATGTATGCATTTAGATTACCGGTGACCTCGTTAATGGAACCAGTGCCGGTGGGATAACTTAAATGATTAAGTTTCCCATCAACATATAAAGAAGCCGATATGTCACTAGCACCACTAAGAAATGTAAAAGCATAATGCTTCCAATTTGTCAAAGATGTCGTGGTTAAATCTGCCCCAATTGATTGTTGGAAAAAGCCATTTGTCCCCGACATAGCAGTAATTCGAAAAGGAGAGCCGGCTGATGCGCCGGTAAGCTCAATCCTTAATCGACCATAATCAGCACTTGAAGAATTATGCCCATTCCAAAGATCAAAAATTACTTCTTTTTCAGTATTGTCACCGGTGGCAAAAGCAACTTTCTTTAACCAAAACTCTACAGTGACACCCTCAGACAGGTTGAATTCTAGATTAGATTGCCTGTTGCTATCAACATCATATATGTTGGAGCCGGCAAATCCAGTCTTAAGAACCTCCATGCTTGAACCAGTATGGGGGCCGCCCCTAATTTCAATGTATTCTGGTGAGTTAGTTAAACCATAGCCAGTTTGGCCATCTACACTTTTAGCACTATTGTACCCGTCAGCGGAAAACAAGGCATATCCAGTTGTCCTAGGATATTCATTATTAAAAACATGGTTATCAACATAGGAGGAGGAATTATGCCACTCCAGTTTTTCTCTTAGGGAACCATCGTAAGGATAAGTATCGTAAATCCTTTCTATGGCTCTTTCGTAGTACTCTTCCGCCAAACCATATCTAGCGAAATTCTCTGGCTTGCCATAATCAACTGGAGGTATAAACCTATCTCTATCTTTTCTAAACTCCTCAATGAATTCAGTGGATTCACCCACCTCCCTGGCGATATCATCAGTACTGCTCAAAGGAGAAATTTTGAATGATTCTCTATTTTTAAAAAGATCTTTAAGACTCATTATTAATCAACTCTGAATTTGAAAACCTCTGGCTGCTCTCTATAATTTCCATCTGGCATCTTATAAATAAATTTAAAAGCATACATGTACCCAGACTCTAAAATGTCCATTGGAAAATCAAAATAACTCCCCGAGGCGTCGTATGAAAGTCTGGTATGATTGGTAGATCCTGTGCCATATGCCACAACTTCAAACTCATCAGTTGTTCTATATAATCTATAATATGCATCTTCAATTACAACAGAGGGTGTTACGCTTGTTGCCTTTGTGTATATATTCGGATTCCAGTCTTTTTCTCTAATATAGAGCTTAAACCTAGTTGTTTTGTCTCTAATCGAATAAGTATCTTTTAGATTGACTATTTTCGTCACATAGCTTGGATGAGGGTTATAATTTACCGAGTCAAATGTTTTCACTGTTATTGCAGAACCTGTATGAAAATTGACTCGGCCCGGGATCGCTTGACCTAGAGAAATATTATGCCAAACAGGAAAGATGGTCGTGGCCGATCCGGTATATGCAAAAGATGCAGAGTAAATCCCAGTAGATACAATGCCGCCTGTCACATTAAAATCACCGTCAGTTACCACATTGCCTCCCACAGGAAGAGTGTAGGAACTTCCAGTATGTGGGCGTACATTATGGACCGAGCCTGAATATATACTAACCAAAATCGGACCATTGCCTATCACAGGAATATTTCGCAGTCGCCCACGAATGTTGTTATATAAGTAAATTGTATTGAGATTCTCAGTTCCGGTGGCTAACGAGCTACTTAAAAAGAAGTTTCCAGTATCATCTCGGGTTGAAGAATCCCATCTTGCCTCGATTACTGGCCTCTTTAAAGCAAACTCAGAACTTCTAGCAAAGAACTTCTTTGTATAATAAGATCTTGTAGCTGCTTCACTTGCAGCAGGAAACATGATTATAACACCATGGTTTGATTTATTGGTAAGAACATTACCTTCACTACTAAGCCATTGTTCGACAAGGGGTGAGATATCAACTTCTATATCTTCTGTCCCATCCTCAAAAGAAGCACTGAAAGAACAAGAGGTGTTGCTTTCAAAGTCACCACCGGTAGATTCCCAGCTGGTTGAATCACCTTGGCCCTCTGAAGCTTTTACCCAGTTTGAACCTTCATTATCATAGGTGAGGTCTGTATACTCGTCCATATCTAGGCCGTAGCCTTCCTGCCAGGATTTTGTCAAAGCTGACACATTTAGAGCAAAGTTCTTTGGTACTGTAAAAGAGTGTTCAGCATTGTACATTCTCAGGAAGAAACTCACACTCCCACTCTTGGGGATCCTTCCAGCGTCTCTGTCCGCTCCAATAGAGCCAGTCGAACCAGAAACGGGGAACTGAATCAGTATTCTTGCAAGTTCCGAAGAAGCACTAGCTTGTTGTCCATAAATCGAAAACACCTCAAGCGTGTCAGCTAGTCCCATATTTGAACCAGTGGCACGAGTAGTCATGTTCATGCGGTAGGCATTAGTAATTGTCGTATCAAAGCTGGCGCTATATCTTGCGATTCCCATTATCTTACGGTTCCCTTGACGTCTGTGTCTAAATATCTAATCTCAAAAACAGCATCTTCTGGTGGTATAAGATATCTTCCATCAAAAGATAAAGCACGCTCAACGTTAAAATCCACTGAGGAGTGGGAAGGCGATGTTTTTCTAACCATAGTGACATCAATCGTGTCAGATACACCTTCAACTTGATTCAACAGTCGATATATATCTGATAAGTTTATGGATTCTGATATTTCTCCAATAGAACGAAATTCTTGTCTTAAGGTGTCTTCTGCTAAGCGAAGAACTGTGAATTTGTCAGAATCCAATTGAGCAACGATTGTGAAGTCAATGCCAATATTAATAATTTGAGCATCAAGGATGTCAATTGTATCATTAACCATCCTATACTGATTTAACCAATTTTTTAAATTATTTTTAATAGTATTGTTTGTTTTGGTTAAATTACCAACATGGTTTTCAGATACAACATAGATGTTTAAATTCCTCTTAAACTCATCAGGATCTTGCAGAATGTTACATCGTTTAATTGATCCAAATTTGCTAGGCATCATATATGTTAAAGCTTTATAGTCCTGCGCTGTCACTGCCCTGTGTTGCGAAGTAAATGAATCAAAAATCCTTCTCTTGATTTCATCTGAAGAAGGATAAGTTACATCGCCAACAATTGGCTGTTCATTGGTAACTTCAAGAGAATTTATAATTGTCCCCTTGACGCCGGCGTTTAAACTATGTGTGTCTTTGAAACCAAAAATGGCGCTTCGCACATCCGTAATTGAGCCCACTGCTGCATTGACAGTAGTTGCATCATTTGTTCGATAAGCTACAGTCAAGGTGGTATTTGAAGGTGAAATGCCAAATTTGTCACTATTAATCATCTTACCAGGATCAAAGGATTGTTCTTTGATGTAATCACGACCGTGACGTTTCATGATAATGTTTTCAGGCTTTAAGAACCCCTCATTTGAATAGTTGTCCTCAGAGCCATATCCAAATTGTAAATAATTTCTGCCCTGCTCTCTTTCAACAACAAATCGACGCATGGCGACAAAAGGTTTCAGTAAGTTCGGTACCGTATTTGAATTAGCGCCGGTGTTGGCTACGGAGCGATATATCGTATTTTGAGATAAATAGTCTACTTCATAATATCGATTACCTTCAGAATCAATAACTGATATAATCTCTGTTAAGTTTGGCTCCCTTAAATCGACCCTCTTGAATCTTTCAAAATTACCAACTCCAATAGTTCTAGTGTTATATCTACCAGAAACAACCTCTCCATATGCTTTAATAGCATATTCTGTTGGAGCACCGGTCGTTTTATTAACAGCAGCGACCACTGTTTGGTTCGCTGGATTGGCGAAATCAACATCATTAACTAACATAAAACCAGATCTCGCGGTGCCAAACATGGTGCCAGACTTTAAAACGGGCACGTATCTTGAATCCAGTCCGAGACCGGATGTTGCAGCCGGCACTCTAACATACAATGTTACAATCCCATAAGAAGATGGTGTCGATTCGAGTTTGTAACCCAGAGCTTTTCCATGTTTAACAATATTGTTATATTCATTTGCAGTTGTTAAAAATGACTCATTTGCCTGATAATCTAAGTAAAACGAAAGCATATCTCCAATATAAGCTACTGCATCGACCATCAAAGCACCAAAGGAAGCCTCATTGAAATCCCTAAATGTGTCTGGGTAATACCTTTTAGCATGCTCGATTAAATCTTCTCGAATGGTATTGAAATCCCTACTGGTGTATTTAATAGATGGATCTTTAAATTTTTTAGTCATTTCTTATGTTCCTTGACAGACATTCAATCTAATTTAATCCGCAACACATTAACCTCTCGTAAAGAAGGTATTCTATATCTTATGACGATACTAAGAAAACTTCTATCAATTTCAGCACCCGGGGGGCGGTTTCCAAAATCTATTGATAATATATTGACAAATGGCATGTATTTGTTTGTCTGTCGTGCGATTCTATCCCTTATCTCTGACTCTACGAGCACTGTATCCAATTCAAAAAGATAGTTATATAACCCAACACCAAAAGTGGGTTCCATCACCCTTTCACCAGGAGACGTCAAGATCAACATTTTAAAATTTTGTTGAACCATTTCCTTGAGATTCTTTGTTAGACGAAAACCATCTACTGAATCTCTTGTTAAAGGCAATTTTGGTGAATAACCGTTCATTCTGTACAAACCCCTTTGTATAATTAGAGATCTCTTAATAATTTCTTCATTGTTTCATTAGCAATTCCACCAGCTTTTTTCGTTAAAGGATCTTCATACGCCACATTTGCAGAATTATTTAATATTTGTAATATACCTCTGGCTGCAGCTTTTGCCTTCCTAAACTGTTCTGGATCAATGGTTGAAGGGTTCAACACAGATCTTCTTGATATTCCTTGGCCGGGTTCTCGTTCAACAACACGGGGTACAACTATCTCAAAATCATTGAAAAGAAGAGGTCTTCGGCGTAAATCAGGATTTTCAGCATCGAGGGGGCCGGTTCTATATCCTTCAATATCGCTTTTTGTTGTGGCATGATCATTGCCGTTAATATCTAACCTTGAACCAGGGATCCCAGTCCAAGTTAAAACAGGGCTGACTATTTCATTGCCGGCGTCGTTTATATACTTGAATCTGACTTTTGGAGGCTCTCCAGTTATTCCACCTGTTGGATTTGACAATTCTTCCGGAAGTTGTGGGTATGCAAATCCCTTAATTGGAGAATTTGTCATGAAAGCTGAGACGTTCTGATCCATAGTTATAAACAAGTAATTAAACAATTTTTTAATAGGAAAGGTGTACTCAAACAAAATTTTAAAGTCCTCAGTTGCAGCCAGTCGATCTTTCATGAAGTCAACCATTTCTCTTTGAACACTTATTGATTTATAGGCTTCATTAGAAGTTATTCCCATAGAATTTTTCATATCACCCCAGGAGATTGTTTGCTCTAATATTGGAAACCCTTTTGAAGAGGTCCAAGATTCTTCCAAATCAGAATACCTAGCTGTTGATGTGGGTGCGTCGACGTCGCGAAAATCACCACTAAGCGCCTCTTGTCGAGGAGCCCAGCCTGGCGTTTGAGCAACTTCAAAATATTCCTTAAGCATGCCAGCCCACAAAGTAGATCTCGGCATCGCAGAAAAGTTTTTATGATAATAAGAATCCCTAACACACATCCTTAATCCAATCCTATCAGTATTACTTAAAACCCTGGTTATTGGTATTGCAACTTCGTCGATGACTGGGTGATCGAAACCGCCAGAGGCACCATCCTCAGTGGTCGAACTAAACTCGCCAGACACATAAGAATCGAAATGATAAACTTTAACCTCTTTTGGTTGAGAGGGATCTGGTGCCTTGACATAGAATTCCAAGTATAAGCCCTCGCCTCTCTCTTCCCAATCTGAGAAAGAAGGTGGTGCAGTAAAAGTATACCCTGCTTCTCCCAACATATCAATATAGTCACCAGGTTGCATAATTCTCCCCGTTAAAGGATCCCTTATTTCACCCGGAGTGGAGCTTGGAATAGTATATCCAACAATATCAAACTTATCTAAGAAAGATTTCATTAGAGGTCTCTTAATTGTGGCCTCCGAAATACTTTGTGGATTTAATTTTCTCAATTCAATAAAATTTTGCAGATCATTTAAAAACAGTCTAAGTTCTTTTGCAACATAATATTTCAACGCAGCTGTTGCCTGATCTTCTGTGCCATGTTTCGGCGGATAATAGGCTAACACATCGTCGCCGTCCCTATTGTTCTCTGTTAAAATTGACAGAATATCATCAGGATTTTCAGCAGTGACAGCTGCTAATTCCTCTGTGGCGAGCTTCAAGGCAACATCATAGAACGCAGAACATTCCGGAGCCCTCTCAGATGAAAACTTAATATATTCAGTTATATAAGAAACCATTATTGGATCAGCCATATCAGTTATGTCCAGCATGTTTTTAAAGAAAGCGGCCGGCGAGGTGTTGTCTGCATAGCCAGGCAGAAAACCTATCAACTCAGCAGTGTTCTGGTTCTCAAAAACCGTCCGACCCTCAGTTGAACGCCATTCTGGGATAGATGTTAGCATGTATATATTTTTCATAAAGATTTCAAATATATATATTCTTATCATAAATCTAAGTGCAGATTCTTCCAAAACTCCTGCAGCTGCCTCGGGAGTCCCTTCATTCCTCGTGATAACATTTGCTATATTTTCTTGTACAACTTGCTTGATACTAGAAATCCCCAATAGCCCTGTCATTTGTTGGGGATCTCTCAACATTGCTCTCAACCTTGGAAGCATTCTTTGCTTTCCGTATCCTGGATTATAAAACTCAGAATCAGTCACAAATCTATACAATATTCTCATTACATCATTGAAAAAATTAGAATAAGTTGTCTTTAAGTTGTCTGCAGAAAATGGCAAAACTCTCTTATAGTCATACTCATTAAGAGTGTTCACTATGAAATCAGCATATGCTTTATTTTGCCTCGTCCCAATCAAATCCGGAGAGGCACCAGACCATGGAGCATTGAACAATGTTCCATCAGTTATAACACGTGGAGGATCATTAAAAACGTTTATGGAAAAATATGGAGAATAATCAATCCGCTTATCATGTGGTTCTCGAAGAATATCTCGTTCGTAGGGGATGTACGCTCTCAACACGGGACCAGGAGGCATACCATTGAATCCGAAATATGGTTGCCTCTTTATAAAGAATGTTTGTATCTGAGGAAAGTCCATACTCTCCGCTTGCGGGATATTCCAGGATGCAGGAACAAGATTGGAATATTCACCAAATACTCTGTAAGAGGTATATTTCTTAAGGTTTCTTTCTGCCAAGCCGAGAGTATCGCCCATGACATTTTGAACTGGATTTCTATATCCTCCAACTTTAGAATACATATTGATGTTGTAGGTAAAGATATCATCGACATTGGTATAATACATATACCCCTTCATTGTGGGTGTCTCTGCCTGAAAGGGCATTGTTTTTGGATTCCCATTAAACCAGTGCAACAACTCCGTTAGTCCATTACCATAAAACGTCCGGGACCGATATCTTGGATCTTCAAGCCTGGATTCTCGAACATTTACTATACCAACACCGTCTTCTCTTGTAACAATTCCATACCTATAAAAATGATATTGCTCATAGTCAGATATTACATGTAGTAACCCTCTATTAGAAGGAAAGGTCTCTCTTGCTAACACGCCCCCCTTTGCATATTCCACCGTCGTATAGGGAGTGTCTATAATACCTAGACCTTCTTCTCCAATTTGCAACAACACTCCACCAAAAACTGTCTCTACCGTTTGTTTCGTAGCATTAGTAGAAGAGGGGGTTTGCGAAACTCTATCTCCAATTTCAGAACTAGTTAGCGCTGCATTTATTTTACTCGTTAAATCATCACCAGAGGAAGTAACCATATCAACAGCCTGTCTAATGATATCTTCCCTTCTTTGCTTCTCGGCTTGAATTTGTTGTTCTATTTCCTCAGAAGTTATGTCTTTCTTGTTTTGTAACAGTCTCCTACGGAGTGATTCATTAAAAGGACTTTGACAAACTTCATCAGGAATACGGGACCCAAGCTCACAAATTGAAGGCCCTAGGAGACTCCCAAACGAGGCAAAGAAAGTAGAGACATCGGTCAAAACTTGAAACCTCTGATGGAAAAGGGTATACCTATCAGTTAAAATCATGTTATGAACAATTGTCAAGGTTTCTTGAGAGGCGGTGCCTTGCAATAGTGAGCAGACTTCACTAGTGGACAATATTGCAAAAATGTCCCTAATCATACCTTTTAAGGCATTCCCGGAATCTCCACCAATATTAATGGCCATATTACCCCAGAAATCTTGTGCTTCCTGTTGAGTGTCAAAACTATTATTTATGAGAGAACTTAAATCAACTCTTCCATAGTCGAAGTCATCAGAGCACAACTTATCCAATTCTTCAAGAAGAACCACCACTCCTTGGGTGATGAGTGAGTTAACCAAACTGATTAAGAAATTAACCAAGTAGGAAATAAGAGCTTCTCCTATGTCACGAAAAATCGCATAAAAATCAAAATTTAAGTTAATTGTTACTGCTTCTAAGTTGGCCAGGTATAATAAAATTCCTAAAAGCTTCATCAGCAGTTCCCACAATGCAGGATCAATAAACGGCATTTCTAGGCCAGAACAAAGCATAAGCTTGCCTATAATATATTTCAAATCAACATGATTAAGAATCATCTCATAGAGGTCATCAATGTTTCCCGTCACACTGTCAAGTATAGCTTCACTATTAAACGGTGTTGTGTCCGTAAGATGCACCACACCTTCCGTCATTTCTGCTATATTGTTTTGAAATGTTCTAGTAAGAATTTCTGAATTCTCAATTTCCAACTCTGCAGCTGTTTTTATACCTCTATCTATTAGAGGCATGAGGGCTTCATCGCCATTGAGAATACTAGTCCCATATTCAACCCAACCCATAACTTCGGCAGCTTTTGCTATGCCCTTGTCTATTTCTTGGTTAAGCTCAGATACAGACATGCCAAATATTTCTATGTTCGAACCGATACCTTCAAACATACAAGAGGAGCCATGCTGTTGAAGTGCTCCCATAGTTTCCACTATGGTTCCAACTACCGTTGGTGACCTCATACTCTCTCGTTCTCGGGCCGCCTCGGCACGGAGACGATTAACAGGGTTATTGGGGTCGTCTGGGCCAACGGCGGCTCCGACACCGAGTTCTTCCAACCCATTTGCCTCTCGTTCTAAGCGGCGGGCGCGTATTTCAGATCTTAAAGCCTCTCCACCTTGCCTAGTTATATTCTGATTAAAATCGGACTCGCCCCCATAAACTCCAGAACCGAGTCCAGAAAGAGCATCACCAGTTCGAGAGCCCGATCTAAGGTTAATTATAGAACCACCTTCCGACTGATCGTCTGTGCTCCATCGGGGCCCAATGATATTAGTTATGTTGCCTTGATCATCACGAATAATTCCTTCAACGGCAGGATCCTGATCGGGCCGGCCGACTGTGGTGTCAGGAAGAAGGGTGTCGGGTATTCCACGACCAGCTTGAATACTATCCTGAATGGACATATTTCCGGAAGAACCCTGGGCGTACTCCGCACACTTAATATTTATCGGATAAATATACCTTTGTACAAACTCTTTAAAATCTGGATTAGCATAGTTATTGAAAAGGTTAAATATCTCAACACCAGTCCAATAAACCAATCCCAAAGTCCTATGGGTCTGACTATCTCTAAGCTTAGGCCAACCTACCCTTAGATACTTTGTGGCTCCGTTTCCAAAAATATATTGAATATCTAATAACTTGTAGCTCCCCTCTTCAATTAATATTTGGATCTTGTCCTGTCTTGTATTCAACACTTGACCCAGGTTGATATCCATCCTATTTTCATCAAGAAAGGTTTGCAATGCCGTGATAAATCTATATAATTTCCTTGCCTCGTCCCTCATCCTTAAATTTTTAAGAGGGCCCCATGGTAAGCGAATCGGCCGTTCGTAGTGTTCTCTTAGGATTTTTGCTACAAAATCAATCTTTGTTTTAATCAAGCGAACGTCGTAAGTAACCACCAGAGGTCGACGGTCAGGTGGAGGCACATAATTAATATTAGGCAGGGGATCGAAATCCCTAAAGGGTATTGTTACTAAGATTTTTAATTTAGCGGCCGGCCGGTGTCCAACGTAATATTTCAACGCAGGGGCAGTAGGAGCAGATACAGCAGTTTCCATATTCGCTTCAATAAACTGTGTCCGTTGTTCTGTAGTAACCTCCTTCATGTAATATTCTATAAGCTTGTCAACACCATAAGATACATAAGCACGAAGCCTTGTGATATATTGTTGACCTGAACCAAGAGCATCAAATTGATGAACTCTTGAGGGGTTTGGAATTAGAATATCTTGATAAGCTTTATCAACAACAACAGAATAGTCACAATTTGCAGGATTCAAATAACCATATTCTAAAGGCTTTACCGTCCAATCTATTGGTATCGAATCTGGCTTAGGAGTGCAAACTGGAATTACGCTTATTACAGGATCCGGTTGCAAACAACTTTCTGTTGCGGATTCAATGGCATCAGGATTAAACCCTGAAGAACTGTAACCATAATCAGTAGCCTCAGTTGCACGTTGTGTGGTGTCGGCTGCTGACGAGCGGCCGGGCTGGCCAATAACAGATTCTAAATCCCTTGATGTTGCTCCCTTTCCAAGACCAACTTTCCCATTTGAGGTTTGAGCGCCTCCAACAGGGCTTGTTTTAGCTGGTGTGGCAGGCGGATACCCTGGAATAAACGAAATACTTTGCTTGCTCTTACTCGGAGTGCCTGTAGAAGCTGGGCTCGTTGAAGAGGTCGACGAACCTTTGCCACTAGTGCCCCCTGCGTTTGTTGGAGAAGTTGCTGGTGCTGGCACGGTTTTCTTTGCGCTGGCCAGTGCTGGAAAGAAAAGAATTAGTATTGATATGAGTATAAAAACAAACATATTATCTATTAATTAGTGTTGTTATATCTTGAACAGATATACTCTCTCCCAAAGGGCTTTGTATGGTTATAGTCCAACATTACCCCATTCATTCTGTGCATTTGTAAAGCCAGAGAGCCATGAAAAAAGTGATTAATGGCAACCTTGGTGGCTACGGTCCCCAACTCAATCGATGGGGTTGTTTGTATCGGAAGTGGAAAGGGTCCAAGCACAACGCCTTGGTGTGTATGTAGTGCGAGCGCTGTATTTAGTTGGCTTTGTTCAAGAAGTATTCCATCAACAATTCCATTCAATTTGCCAACCCAAGTAACCAAAGAGGAAAATGCTTTCATCATATTTGTTCCCTTAATCATGGGCTGCAAATCCCTGTCATCATTTCCTGCTATCAAGTCAATCCCACCAACTCTTTCTATCTTCCCACCCATAGAATTCAAAGGTTCTGGCCTTGTAACCAATTTTATTCCCTCTCGACCTATAATCCTCACAGCATCTGCCTTGATACCCACAGCAGACCTGGTCTTTGACATGCCAACTTTGCCGGGATTTAAATCAAAGTAATGATCGATGTTTGCTTTTTGGCTTATATATATCCTGGCTGCATCTTTTTCAAAAGAGTTATCAACAAATAATTGTTCTCCATTTTCGTTTACTGCTCCAATATTGTCCATCGCCATTCTGCCGACAACCAAATCAATTCTCGCAGACTGATGTTCCGCACCATACCCCGATATCCTGCTGCCAGGTCGATCTCTTCCTATGACAATTTGAGCACCGTTTTTGTTTTCTATAACATGTTCATTGTCTGATCTTACATAAGTAGGAAAACCTTCCAACATCTTGGAACCGGCTACGCCCTTGTGACCAAGTTCGACGCCTTTTCCAGATTTTTTTGTCGCTCCGGGAGAAAGAGATTTCCAATTCAGCGCTCCTCTGGTAGGCGTGGGTTTGAATCTTGACTTACTTGATTTATGTGCCATAAATTTCTCCTTAAGGATTAAAACCTAGTTAGGTTCCCTCTCCCCCTGCAGGAACCTCATCACCTTCTGCGACTTCCTCTGGGAGTTGGCCGAGCGCGGCCAGGACCCGCTCTTCATATACTGCAGAAAAATCAAGAAAACCAATGATGGATCGCATACTTGTACCCCCTCCAGTTAACGATCTTTGCTTATTTATTAGATCAACATTGTACAATTGCGTGCCACGTGATCTTTCATATCCCGGTGGAATGATGGCGTTTTCCCCTCTCCCATCGGGTTCGTTGGATGTACCAATTACATCAAGAGTTTGCGCCCTAATTTCAGGGCGCGACCACAACTCATCATACCCTCTGTACCCTGGTTTACCTGGATCACTCCGAGAACTAGATACATGTCTGTGACCTATCACTACATATCGTGAAAGTTCGCTGCTAGTAACCAATTGAATTACAGCCTCAACTTGTGCTTGGGAGATACCTCCATTTTCATTTGCCCTACCTTCGAAATCAATACCAACAGAGAATTTGTTTATCGAGCCAGCATGCCAGGCATAAAATCTATCAGGATCCAACAACATTATAATAGTTCCATCATTCATAATTATAAAATGAGTAGAAACTTGATCCTCTATATATTTTTGCCTTTCTGAGTCCCAAGTTTGATCCTTGGTACCCAGACGAACCCACATATTTACTGCATTGCTAGGAGTACTACTATGACCAGTTTCAGTGGTGTGTAAAACAATTGTCGTGATGTCTTCCGATCGACGGGACCATGGTGGGCTTTCCGCCGGAATTGAGGGCATTTGTTCACCTGTTAAAGCATATGTTATTACCTGCTCAAGGTTAACGTCGCGGGGAACATCAATATCCAGTGCTGCAAATACTTGAGTAAAGACGTCTGCCAATGCAGACGGATTAGTCATGCCAGCATCTCCTACTTTGTATCTGCCACCTTTAAAACTTCTAGCATTAGTATAAGTAACAGAAACAATATCTCCAGGATTTGGAATGGGATAATTAACATCATCAATTTCCGGCAAACAACAGCCTACCTCAAAATGTGCTTTAATCGCTGACCAGTATTTAAACTGCTGTTGTTTCGAACCTTTTGGATTGTATTGAGCGGGGTTTGGTATATGATCGTGAAGACCATCAACCCTAACCACAATCCACGGCAAATTAGTTTTGCCGGGGCGGCCCGGGATGCCTTGTGAGGAACTTTGCTGCTCGGTGGTATCGGCTGGGTTTCCGTTCACGGGGCGATCCTGTGGAGGTGTGCCGGTATCACCCTCCGTAGCGCCCTCTCCGTCACCTTGTGTAACAGATGGAAGATCTATATCATATGCTAAATAACCAGGAGGAGGAGTCGGATATGGTACGACACCTGGAAATGACCAAATCACCTGAGCCTTGAAAGGTCCATTAAAAGGAGTCTTATCTCCCTTATAGGCTTGCACGGCAGCAAAGTTTTGAGCGCCGATGCCATCAATGTTTCTAGATGAGGCGCTTTCTCTTAAAGGATCCCTAGTTTGATTGGAATCTTGAGAAACAAACAACTTGTAAGGATTCTTTTCCGGTTCAGGGAAAGTTGTTGTAGTGTCGTCAGCCAACTCATGCCACCTCTTTGATCATATCAAATAAGTCATCTTTGTCTTTTTCTGACAAGCCCTCATTCTTAGATTGTTTTTTCTGCATAAGGGCGGCAATCTTTACTAATTGTTCGTTGGATCTTTGAAGTGTTTCAAGATATTTTGCTGCGACCATTCCAAGTTGTTTATGGCTGTATGTATCTTCCGAGACAAGTCCTTCTAACTGCTCTAATAGCTCTTTTGCCTTGTCCCGATCTTCTCTAACATTGTCGACAGCTTCTCCCAAATATGAGTCCAAGTCTTTCACTACAAATCTCCTTCATTCCATTTACCTTTAAAATCGCGATATTTGGAACGCATCTTGTTCAGACTATTAACAATCTGCTTGGTGTTGAGGCCAGTAATTTCCCTCATGTATAGATAAATAGCTTTTTTATTGAAAATTTCGATATCTTCGCTATTCTCTAAAAGAATCCTAACAGCATGCAAAACCTTTTTATCATTTGGCTTTAATTTACCCGTGTCCCAAGAGTCAATTTCTTTCCACAGTTGAATCCAGAACTCCCCCTTCTCTCTTTCAGTTTCATATTTATTATATGTAACAAGATGTCTGTTTTCCAAGTCCCTAGGGATCTCATCAAAACCAACCTCTCTCTTAACTTGTTTAGAAGTTTTCTTGACCTTGTGAATGAACCAGTTTTTTGTGATTACGGAAAAATAAGAAAATGCTTTTGATCCTTTATTGGGATCGTATTTGTCCAAAATCATCGTGAGCCATATCTTACACTCGTCACGAAGTTGAACAATGTTTGGTAGATTGGTAAATTTATAGGTGAAAATAATCTTATCAACCATCTCACTAAAAGCTGGTTGTATAAAATTTATATATAATTCCGTCCTTTCTTTTACGTCTTCTATTTGTGCATATCGAACTATCGCATCTTCATGAACTTGAGTAAAGTAGTGCTTTTTACTCCTCTTCCTCCGCTTCCTCGTCTGTTTCTGTGTCATTGAATAAATCCTCTATTTCTTCATCACTTGTTATGGTATATATATCCTTATATACTTTGATTTCTCCCGCTACTTGCTTAGCATGTTTCAGAAGATTCTGTAGTGTTTCATCACCGTAAAACGTTTCAAGTTCATATACAGCAGAGAGATGATTGGAAAATGTTTCAATTGTCCCAGCAGTGTTTTGGACACTTTCCGATAAAAGAGTAAAATTCCTCAACAACCACCTTAAATAGAGAAATAAAAATACATTTAAAGCAATGGATAATATTAATGCTACTGTTATTTCAATCATCTTTATATACCTGATTACTTAATTCTCTTTTTTCTTCCTCTACTTCCTCTCTTACATTTTCTATGTATTCCTTTACAACGCTACCAACTGGGCGCTTTTTATCATCTTGGCTTTTAACCAATATTTGAGGCATAGAGGGAATTCGTTGAAGCGTCTCCTTGGAATCACATTCTTCACAATCTGTTAATTTTTCCTTGATTGAATGTACTGTTTGAAAAACTACTTCGCAAGCCTTACATTTATATATGTATCTAGGCATCCTCGTTATCAAACTTAACGAGTGGCGGGTTTGTTACCACCAGTTCTTCACTATTGTCATCCACCACCAATTCAAAACTTTTTAAAGTTTCTGTAACGTCACTTTGTTCCATCAAAGACTTTTGTAAAGCCATCATAATAGATCCCAGTGCCTGATTAGATAATTTCATTTTTTAACCTCCTAAAGCATTCATGAATTCCTTTCTCAATCGTATATTGAGGCTCCCAGCCTAAATCCCGTAAAGGTTGGATATCCGCCTTTGTGAGCCTAACATCTCCTTTTCTTTCTGCAACATATTCGAAAACAACATTTGGAATATGTTCTTCTACTATCTTCTTCATTTCATTTAAAGATATATTGTCTCCAGTGCCCACATCAAACTGTTGGCCGTTAAATGTCCCTTCGTATTCCATTGCAAAAATGTTAGCTGACACGACATCTTCGCGATTAGCCATATCTCTTCTTTGTTCACCGTCGCCGGTAATAAAGGGGAGTTTGTCATCCCGTATATGCTGCATCCAATTTGCCACTGCCGTAGCATATGCTGTTTTTGCTTGTTGATCCGGAGAATACACATTAAAATATCTTAACGTAACGGTGTCTAAGCCGTACAGTTCAGAGTATATCCGGCACTCCATCTCCGTATACAGTTTCTGCAAAGCATACGGGCTTGCAGGGCCGTCTCCGTTGCCTACAACAGAAGAAGAGCCGGCATAAATTAATCGTTTGGCCCCGACCTTTCTAGCGAAGTTAAGAACCATACTGCCGGCGAGGATATTATTCTTCGTTGTTTTTACAGGCTCCTCAATACTATAAGCGACTCTGGGAATTGCAGCTAGATGAAAGACATACTCTGGTTTAAAATTCCAATATGCAGGGTAGACCTCACTGCCGAAATCTTCATTAAAAAAATCCCTTATATCCTTTGGAAAATCCTCTTGTAAATCGATTCCCAGAACCTCATGACCTAGCTCTTGTAGTCTTTCAAAAAGCCGAGAACCGATATATCCTTTATGTCCTGTTACTAAACACCTAGCCATTACCCACAATCACCCGATATTGAATATATTATAATACATTTTTTTAAACCTGTTAAAGCCCAATGCTTATTTAGTGACCCTATTTCCTACCACCTGAAATGTAGTTTTTTAAATCATAAACCATTTGGTCAAACTTTTCAGGATCGAATTGGTATTCCTTGCCTGCTTCGAAGGCAACAATTAACTGCTCCACTCGTTCTTTGAGAGCATTATACTGCTCTTCATAACTGTTCATAGAATCTCACCCTCTAGAAAATTCTTCCATTGTTCAATATTGTTTTTCCCATAATATCTGTTTGACTGCTTCATTGAACCCCTTCCTAGGTGCATATAAATGACATTCCCATCAGAGTCTATCACTCTATCAAAAGTCATTTCGTTGTATGGGGTTGGTAATTCTATATCAACATTTCTATTGTGAGTGTTGCGAAAGCAGAAATATTCTAAATCATTTTGCCTACAATATCTTGTAAATGCATCACCAACATCTAGCTTCCATGAGCTAGACTCTTCATCCCACTCTGGATATATAGAAGGCACGTTTAAAGCCACCTCCCTGTTGATTAACAGGCCGGATTGATGCAAAGCACCTATCCGCTGGCTTTCTGGATTATCGAACCTTGTACCCACCATTTTGCAACCCTCCTCCACCTTACTATAGAGTGTTTTCATCCAATCCGGATGAGTTGCTGCGACGTCATTATGACATATAAAAACATACTCCGAGGTTGAGTTTTGTAAACCAATCTCAATTGCCTCTGCATTACCCCAGGCGTGGCGATTAGCAGCAATAGTGTTCTTACTGGGATTATTAATCCATAGAACATTTTCGCTAACCAGTAATACATCTTCTTTATAAGAATCATCACATGCATTCTCGACGATTATGTACCTAAAATCAAAATCACCTTTATTCTTCTCGAAACTCCTAATACAACATATTGTTAACATTGGAGAACTGTAAGAGGGGATTATAAAATCAATCTGTGTTTTGCTCATTTTACTTCCTTTGTTTTTAATACCAACGATGTAGTCCATTATTATATTTTGGCTTCCAGCCTAGTTTTTCCATCTTTGTGCAGTCGACTGCGTACTTGATATCTTGACCCCATCTGTTCTCTACAAACTGTACCATATTTAAGGGAGTCAAGGAGTGCCACCCTAGGACCGTATCTACAACTTCTAAATTTTGCAGATGATTGTTTGCACCAATGTTGAGAATCTCATTTGTGATTTTGCGGTCTATGATTGTAAACAAAGCATCTATATTATCTTTGACATATAACCAATCACGAACATATTCGCCGGTGCCATGGATCGGAATCTTGCGACAATGTTTAATGCAATCCTGAATCTTTGGTATTAGCTTCTCGTGATATTGTCTTTCCCCATAATTGTTGGTGCTTCTTGTTATAACATAATCCATTCCATAAGTCTTATTATACGAAAGAACCAACATTTCTGCTGCAGCCTTGCTGGCTGAATAGGGATTGCTTGGATTGAGACGATCCTCTTCTGCAAAATATTTCTCCAAAGAATCCCCATAGACTTCATCTGTGCTTATCTGAAAGAACAGCGGCCTATCGTACTCTTTCTTGCCCCTGACTAGTTCTAGCAAATTGTGAACACCCAGAATATTACTTCTAACAAATGGAGCAGTCTCATTGATGGAATTATCAACATGGCTTTCTGCTGCAAAATTGATTAAGACATCACAACTAGGCAAGTGCTTTAATTCCGTTATATCTTGTTTGATAAGTTTATAATTCTTGTGATTATCCCATGGTAGATTCGAGTGAGCACAATAAGTAATCTTATCTATGTCAACAACGCTATGTCCCATCCTCAAAGCTTCTTCTACGAAGTGACTTCCTATAAATCCACGACCACCGGTGACAACAAATCTCATAATTCAGCCCCCAAGTTATTCATTATTACATCTATCTTGTCCCATATATTAAGATCCGGAACATATCCAAGGTTCTTTAATTTGGTGATGTCTAAATACATATTTTTGACTTGCACAATCTTGTGAAACTCCGGTGCATCAATGGAAACGAACTTGCTTTTTGAATTTAGCTTGTCTCTACAATAAGACATGATTTCTCTGATAGTTGTGGGATTGCCGCTTCCTATATTGATTATTTCATTACAAGGAGCAGCATCGATGCATAATTTAATCGCACGACAGGCTTCATCAACGTAAATATAATCTCTCACATTACTACCATCATCGTATAGATTTACATCCCTATCGTTGTAAATTTCATTGATCAAGTATTGCATCGCATTCTTCTTTTTAGAGACATCAGCATCAGTCTCACCAAAGACATTACCTAGGCGAAGTATGCGATATTTTATTTTAAATGTCTCACAGTAGGATGTTAGAAGCTGCTCAGCAGTCCTTTTCGTAATAGAATAAAATCCCCTAGGATTACACACAGAGTTTTCATGAGCAGGTAAATCATCTGTCTTTCCATACACAAACCAAGAACTGATAAAGTTGAAAACTATATCTTCCCTTCCCTTACATTGTTCTAAAACATCAATCAAGAGACTTAAATTTGTTTCAATGTCGACGTGAGGGTTGTCAAATATGTTGTAGTTGTTTGTGGTGCTTATGAAATACAGGACTTCATTTGTCTCCGGTTTTCTTTGTTCTCTAGGGATCCTGACAATATTATTGTGGTATAACTGGCAAAACCTACCACCTATAAAACCGGTAGAACCGTATACGGATATATTCTTCCCCATTTTCAAGTTATTACCCAACTTTACAAACGAGACCTTCCCAGTCTTGTAAAGTCTTGCCAGGACGACAATCAGATCCAGGTGGTTCGCCAATATACTTATATGGTTTAAATCTAGGCCAAGCGTCATTCATACTTTCAAGCACTGCATTCTTGACACTTGGAAACATCCCATAATCATCAAATATTATATAACGAACACCCTCGATTTTTAAGGCATTTTGTATATCTTTCTTTGCTTCTTCGTATTTATGCACGGCATCAATAAAAACAACATCTGCGCCGGCACACTCTTCCCACCACGGAAACTCATAAATATCCTGATATCTATGAGTTATGTTCTCACGATCTTGGTTGAGTTTCTTAGAAAACCCATCATCAATGATATCATAGGTTACAACTTCATTAAATAGAAAACTCAAAATTCGTGTAGTATGCCCATGGTGTGTTCCTAGTTCCACAATTTTAGAGTCTTGCAAACCCAACTCATTGAAAAGCTCATATAAGTCTCTTTTGAATTTGTGAGAAGTAGTTGTTTTCCACTCCCTTTTATCGGGAATGTTTTCTAAAAGTTTTTCTATATCCATAATGTTTAAAGCACCAGGTCGACACCATCGTTGTGAAAATCTATAGATGTCTTAAGAGAAAAGTCTGCCAAAGACATACCAATCCTATCCATTTTCTTAAGAACTCCCTCTGGGACAGTGATAATATCACACCCAGATTCTTGAGCAGTTAAAATATCACATACCCTTTGGCAGCCGGCCCACAAAATCCTTACATTATCATTGTTTCGAAATCTAGAAACCGCATAATTTACGATATCCAGTGGATCGTGCCCAGTGTCACCGATTCTTCCACAAAAAATAGAAACTATAGTTGGATATTCAGCCTTGTTCAAAAAAGCTAGTTCGTCAATCTGGCCTTTTGTATAAACACATGTAGTATTAATGTTCAAACCGTTTTTAAAAACCATTTCCTCGACCAAGGACGAAAAACTCTCGCCTGTGGGGCTAACAACGGGGATCTTAACAAACACTTCAGGAGAGAAAGAAGCTATCTTCAGTGCTTGGAGTTTGGCACCTTCTCTAGAATCTGAAAACACCTGAAACGATATTGGTTTGTTGTCCTCGTTCAGTGACAGGGTATCTCTAATAAATTGAGAATAATCTACAATTCCTGACTTCTTCAAGAATCCGATATTGGTAGTGACACCATCTACTTTGTGTAAGTATTCTTCTATTCTGTCGCTACCATCATAGTAAATATCTATTTCTATGTCGACTCTTTCTTTCATTTTAACTTTTCTCCTTTATATGGCTTAATTTATTCAACCACACAACTGCCATAATTAATGCAAATATACCATGGTTGATTCCTTTTTTTAAGCGAAAGGGTGTAAATCTTATAAAATAAGTCCCCATATAGAATATAGCGTTCTCTATAGCACCCTCTCTAAACGACCAGATCTCATTTATAAATGTTTCATCTCCTGCTCTCAACTCAAACCAAGAAGAATCACAAGTAAAATTATCCCCTTCAAAGCTAATCTTCAAATCATAATCATTCCACTCTTCATAGTGAGATAAAACTGACTGTGACAATTTACCCAAGTCAAGATATCTCGTGTCCATTAATTTGGCACCATCCATATCAATAAGCTTATAGTCATCTAACACAGTGTTATATAAGATATTCTCCAAGGTCAAATCACCATGGACAGGGCTTATCTCTTTTGGTGCAAAATCGATTATATTCTTGTTATTAAAAATTTCTTTTAACGTCCTGTATTTCTTGCCATTGATATAGACACAATCTCCATTAATCAATCTCTTCATCAATGGATTTTGAATAGAGAAATTATTTAACTTTGTTATAATCTTACTTTCAATAAAATTATTGAAAAACTCAGTTCTCTCTGTTTTATTTAAGGACTTGCTATAACAATAGACATTCCTTCTTAGGTCCCTTATAACCCTCTTTAACACTTGAGCCTGGACTGGACGAGCATGAGCATTTAGTTTCTGATATTCTTCCAGATATTCAATATCGATATAATATTCTAAATTGTTCTCAGTAGATGATATAACATTTGGACATATACCAGGCTTGAAAGAATTTAACCTTTGTAGATCGAAATATTGCCTTTTTAAGATGTCAATATGTTTTAAATACTCATCTGTATTCTTCCGGACGATTTTCCTAATGAACCGCTCCGTTCCCCTTCTCATTAGGTATGTGAGAGCCCCAGAATTAGCTGATAAATCACTCTCAACAACTTCACTGTTCTTTTCTAAAAGCTTCTTTATATCGAACACTAATGGCTCATTTCTGTAGCTCTCCACCGCATTAGCCTGTGTGGTGAAAGGTTTTGACGGTTTTCTATCATTTACCAGAACTCTTGGTCCAGACGCCATCCCAGTCATGAGACCATCATAGGGGATATCCATTTTCTTTAAGAGTCCCTCTAATCCTTCCCGATACTTTGTACTTCTTGCAGTCGTCAAAAAGATTTTATGATTGTTTTGTTTAAGTTGTTTCAAAATCTTAATATTATCTTTCAAGGGTAAGTTTTTCCGAAACTCATTAGAAGAGTGATCGTTATGTTTCAGCAAAACCCCATCAATGTCAAAAAAGAAGGAACACTGGTTGCGCCTTTGATTAACATGGTTTTCCAACATCTCAGGATCGCCAAAAAAGAACGCTTGATCAATAGCTGAGAAAGCTAAATTATCCTCAGTTTTCAATATATTACGACAGACATCAGATACATAGACACCGTCTGTCCGTAGGAAATAATCCATATTTGGAAAATAGATGCACCCCAGAATACCCCAAACATTGTATTTGTCAAAATCTACTTTTTCTTTCTCAACAATGTTAATGATCTTTGCACCATCAATTATAATTTTAGACCAGTTCTTGCTTTCAGATTCATCTATTTCCCAGACAGGAATAACCGTCCTTTCAAACCCTGTTTCGATAATCTTATCAAACAAGTTATCTACCTTTATCTGATGATCACAATCACAAACAATGGAGTTCTTGATATGTTCTTGCCTCAAGGCTGTATAAATTGTTTCCAATGGGCCCTTGGTTTTACCAGGAATAATTATGGGAACGATTTCATCTTTTTCAAAATCTATATTGTTGAACAAATATTCACTGACTGAATAATCATCCTCCTGGTCTTGTCTATAGATAAAATAGACCTTATCAATATACTCCCTCCATTTATAAAACGGCTCAACTGCCTTTTCAATAAACGTCTGATCGCCCAACTTCATGAATGGCTTGAAGCTGTATCCGAACCGACTAGCTTCGCCAGCCATGGGGAAAATCAAATTTGTCTTTTTCATTTTACTACCGTAGCAATTGTTTAAAGAAGTTTGTATATTTTTCAACGACATCGTCGATGTGATCAACTTCTATGTTTTTCTTATAGCTGCTAATATTATACGGGATTTCTTCCATTATTTTCATTAAATCCTCATAATTTTGAAACAAGCAGCCGCCATCCTTAATAATTTCGGGATGACCTCCACTATCTAAGGCAATAGCGGGCACCCCGCAGGACAAAGCTTCGATTAAAGAATTTGAACAAGGATCGTTCTCACTAGCAGTTATAAAAACATCACTGGATTTGATATGTTTTGCCAATTCTTTAGAGGATAGTGCGCCTAACATCTTAATGTTTTCAAACTCCACCGGTGAGCGGCCCGCAAATAAGAACTCATACTTACTAAAATCCAAATTGTTATCCAAAAATTTATAATACCTGAATCCCTTCCTCATGTTGTCTGACCAACTCGTCGCTATCAAGGTTATCTTGTCGTTTGTTTTCTTTTGATATTCCGAATTAAAAATATTTGGGTCTGGTGCATTGCATATGACAGCTGTCGGAGCCTTACACTGAAAGCCGAGTTCTACGCTCTTTGCTTGAGACCATTGACTCTGAAAAATCGTCGCATTAGCCATACCGTTAAGCTGGTGTACAATAAAATCCCTTTGATCGCTCATATCATTATAAAGCCTCATAGGACCATCGACTCTGTGTGCGAACACTTTATTGTTAAATCTATTCTTGAGTTGTGCCAGTTCGTTTCCATAATGATGGCTATTAAACAACACTACATCACAATGGGCCGGGTTTTCAGAATACATACCCCTTTCTGCAAACTTATCCCTTAAAGCTTTTAAGAACTGATTTGCTCCTCCGTGAGGGGTATCCTTTATGTAATAGCAAATAAAGACTTTCAATTTCGGCCTCGCACCATCTTAAAATAAAAATTTTCAATATAATCTATATCAATATTATTTTCTAGCAGCCATCTATGAAGCTGTTCTTCTGAACGACCTCCAACATCTCTAGGTGCAAATACGTTTATCAAATCAGAATACTTTTCCATAGACTCAGAATGACCGTATGCAAACTGATCATGTACTGGTATTCTTCTATCAAAATGCCTTAACAATGATACTTTATTGTCTTTTAAGTTAGCCTTATCTATTTTAAGTTGGTTCGAATAGATTAAATCTGTTCTCGCTCGTAGAATCGCATCGTAAGTAAAACCACCCTCCTTTTCATACAGGGTTTTTTGTTCAAAACATTCTTTTAACCTCTTCCACTGCATTGGGCTCGGTATAATGTCGATACTCTCCTCATGATTTATTACCAAACCTTTCAATCTATCGCCATATACTGAATATATCTCCTTTTCTAATACGTCTCTATCTTGTTCTTCTATTACAAAATCATGATCACTAATCCAGTTTGTTACCAAATTAGAAGTAGATATAAAAACATCACAGTTATTTGGACCTATAATGTTTTCATTCTGATTTGCGAATGTTTTTTTATAGTGGCGCATGTGGCCAGGTAAAAGTAGGGCACACCTCATGTCAATACCTATAGGAACTGAGATTGTGGCATACCATTAATGGAGTAATATTCGGAATACCACCTTATTGTTTTATCTAGGCCGGCCTCAATATCATACTGAGGGTTGAAATTAATGGCATCCCTTAGTAGAGTGATGTCTGGACACCTCCTCTGCACACTTCCTTCCGGGGCCTCTCTAATATCGAACTTAGGAGAGTAGTCAAATTTCTTGACCACTGTATCAGCTAAATCCATTATAAACATTTCATACCCGTCATTACCAATGTTAAAAATACCCTTTTTGTCCGTCAGGGCTAACTTAACCGTGGCTTCGATCGCATCATCTACATAGCAAAAAGCTCTTGTTTGCTTTGATCCGAAAATTAAAAACGGATCTTCCTTGAAATAAGCCCTCTTGATGAATTGTGGTATGACATGCTTAAAGCCCTGTCTTGGACCATATATATTATTGTACCTAATAATCTTATAATCCAGGGACGGGCCATATTGATAAGCAAAGTTAGCCACCAGAAGCTCTCCAGCTATCTTACTGCCACCATATGAATACCTAGGGTTAAAGATGTCGCTAATACAAAGATCGATTGTCTCCGGAGTTGGTATTAGATCGCTTTTAAATTTAAATGTGCAGGCATAAGTTTCCGAAGAAGAGAAATAGACAAATTTAAGCTTCTGCTCTCTGAAATATTCCAACAAATTCATTGTCCCCATTATAGCGACTCTCATGATATCATATGGGATGGTGTAAAAGTTCTCTGTCCCATTGATCGCTGCTAAATGAAAGACAATATCGTAATCCTTATCCAGTTTAAAAAGCTCGGCTGAGTTAGTCACATCGCATTTAATGTATGTTACCCCCTTAGCAATTAAGTCATCGATGACGACATCTTTGCTTCCTCTTATGTTGTTATCGCAGATATGTACTGTGTTCTTTTCTCTTAACAGATAAGCTGCTAAATGTGCGCCAATAAAGCCGGTACCACCGGTAATTAAAACTTTCAATTTTCCTCCACCGTTTCCTTAAAAAATCTATCAACCACCTTCTTAACGTAGTTCATTTTCTCTTCCGTTATTCCAACATAAGTTCCTACAAAGAAAGAATTGGTCGTTGCTAAGTTTGCAACCGGGAACGTTTCTTTCATATCACCATATTTTTCTGCCATATGGTGATACCCAGGATGCACCAGAATATTGCCGGCAAAATAAGAACGTGTTTGTATCTTTGAATTCTCCAAGTATGAAACAATATCATTACGAGAGAAAGGTGCTTCTTCTCTAACAGTTAAAAGGTAGGCAAACCAACAAGGATCAGACTTATCGGTAGCTTTTGGTAAATGAAGATATTCCCCATAAGGTTCGAATATTTCATTAAGCTTGTCAAAATTTACTCGGCGTGCAGCATCCATTTCCGGAACCTTTTCTAACTGTTTTAATCCCATTGCCGCCTGTAAATCCAAAGGCTTTAAATTATACCCTATCTCATCAAAAACATACCTATGATCATAGATTGTTTCTGGCATTCCAGGTAACCAATTTCTAAACCGATTACCACAAGCGGTTGAATCTATTACACATCCAGGTTTACCGGTATTACAATAACAAGCTCGGCCCCAGTCTCTCATGCTAGTTACTACTTTTCTGGTTTTTGCACTGTTTGTTGCTACAAAACCACCCTCGCCCATAGTCATGTGGTGGGCAGGAAAGAACGAGCAGGTTGACATATGTCCGAACGATCCTAACTTCTTACCATCATAGAACGAACCCAATGCATCACAAGCATCTTCGACAAAGATCAAATCATATTCTTCAACCATGGACATTAACCTGTCCATATTCGGTGGGTTGCCAAGGACGTGGGCAAAAATAACACCACGAATACTCGGATCCTCCTTTAGTTTCTGTTCCATCTGATCTAGATCCAAGTTTAAATCTGGCAATGTTACATCTACAAAAACCGGTTCAAAACCGTTCTGTAACATTGAACTTAAAGTTGTTGGCCAACAGACGACCGGTGTTATAAACTTAGCTCCTGTCGGCAAATTATATAAGTTCTTAGACTTAAGTGCTGACATTGCCAATAACAAAGCAGAACTACCTGAATTTGTCAAGGTTCCAAGTTTCTTACCTAGGTATTCAGGAAACTTTATTTCAAACTCCCTTGAATTCTTGCCAAAAACTAACCACCCACTCAACAGTACTTCTAGGGCTGCCAGATATTCCTTCTCATCAAAATGTGGGCCCGAATAAGAAACCCAATCTTCTCCTTCAACCCACTCTTTATTTTTTGCCTCGCCAACATACTCAGCAGCGAGATTTAAAACTTCTTGTAACTTTTTTTCAGCGTCTTTCATATTCTACACAATTCTCCCTTTATAAAAGTCTTTTATAACTTCACTAGTATAGTTGATTTGCTCTTCAGTGATAGCCACAAATGATGGCAAACAAATTCCATTTTTGTAAGATTTTTCAGCAACAGGGAAATGCTTTGCTTTATAGCGAGAGTCACTTGCCCACGTTTCAAATGCCGGCTGTAAGTGTAACGGATAAAAAAACATTCTCGGCTCTACTTCGTTTTTTCTCATATGCTCCATTAGTTCTGCTGCCTCATCATTCTTTGTCCTTAATATAACTCTAAATGGTACAAAAGGACTGACTTCTTCAGCAGGTTGATATATTTCAATATGTTCAAAATCAGAGAATAATTCAGTATATCTTCTATGGATTATGTTTTTCTTTTCGACAACCAAATCAAACTTTTTTAACTGAGCCAATCCAATTGCACATTGAACATCTGTTAATCTAAAATTATACCCTATCTTAGGGTGTATGAAAGAACCCCGATTTCGTCGGCCCTGGTTTCTTAAGAATAATAAGTCATCATAAATCTCTTCATTATCTGTCGTCACAAATCCGCCTTCGCAGGTTGTAAGTGTTTTATCAGCAAAAAACGAAAAACAACCAACATCCCCGAAGCTGCCACAACCTTTACCTTTCCACTTAATACCTAATCCTTGAGCAGAATCTTCAATGATCTTAAGATCATGCTTCTTGGCAAAATCCATTACAGCATCCATATTGGCAACAAAACCAAAAAGATGCACAGGCATGATAGCCTTAGTCTTTTCGGTCAAAACACGGGTGCAATCTTCTATATTTATTTGCAGGTCGTCACATATATCGACAAATACCGGCTTTGCCCCCAAAAACTCAACAGAACTTGCAGAGGCAAGAAACGTAACGTCCGGCACAATTACTTCATCTCCAGGGCCAATACCAAGAGCTTTCAAACCCAGAATCAATGCCAGGGTCCCATTGGGAGCATATGCCCCATACTTTACGCCAATCATATTACACAGTTTCTGATTAAACTCCTCTGCTAGAGGGCCCTCTGTAATCCAATTCGTTTCAAAACATTGTTTGATTGCTTCGTATTCTTCTGCCCCAACAAAGGGCATAAATTGTGGTACTTTCATATTATTAATATATTATCTCAACTGGCACATTCTCTGTTTCATATGGCCAATTGATAGGGTTCTTTTTCCAATTACCATTTTCATCTAGAGGCAATTCCCAATCACCGTGAGGGGCAGCCATCTCTTCTATAGATAAGGGCCTATCTGTGTTTACTTCAAAGTCCTTCAAATCTACCCATTCATAATACAAGTCATCTTCCAAGGCTTCCCAGTATACACCATATCTTGTATTCCCTCTTACTCGTCCCATAGTGCCACGAGGATCTGTATATATCGCCAAAGAAGCTGGGAACCAGGGCATATAAACCTTCTTATCAGGGAACATCTCTTCTGCCATATTGGTAAAAGCATCTTCCGAATTGTTACTTCCTCCAACCTGCCAGCCGCCCATGGCTTCTAGGTACTCTCGTTTATAAAAGCAGTCGCCAGCGCCAGGTACAATTCTCCTAGGATTAACAGCAAAGATATTATTACCATGCTTAGTATAATCTGTAAAATAAGCATTGTTTAGTCTAACCTTTCTTTGAGCATCTAAAACAGCAACAAAAACATCGTCCCTTTCAGTAAACAGAGACACATAATCCTGTAGCCAGTTTTTTCTGACAAATTGCATATCCCCTTGCAAGGGTACTAACAGGTCGCCAGAGGATTCCTCAAGAAAAATATTTAAAGCCGCTGAATATTCATCAATAAGGTCTTTAACCTGATTAATATCTGCCTTGCTTTTTGTTCTATGATCTTCCTGATTGATTACTTTCCAGCCCCGTTCAGATAAGCTTTGTAGGTATTCTTGTGTTCCAGGCTCTCGACTATTATCATCAATACAAATAAATTCTACTTCTCCATCATAATCTTCGATTGATCTCATTAGAGACTCTACGCAACTCTTCATATAAAAGAGTCTATTATAATTGATTACACCAAAAGTAATTTTCATTTATTTTCTCCTTTATTTACCAGCAAACCCTTGTCATAAAAATACAAATAATCGATGTTTGTATTTAGAAAACAATTAATAGCATGCTCCGGGGTTTCGCAAATCGGCTCCCTATCATTGAAGCTAGTATTTAAAACAATTGGCACTCCAGAACTATTATACCACTTCTTAATAAAATTGTAATACCATTTATTATCATTTTCCGTGACAGTTTGAAGTCGCGCTGTTCCATTTAAATGAACAACTGCCGGCACCCTTTCTTTCACTTCATCTTTAAAGTCCAAAACAAAACTCATGTATGGGCTGTTTTTATCTTTTGTAAACCAATTACCGACTTCTTCTCGCAGAATCGAAGGGGCAAACGGTCGAAACCACTGCCTATGTTTTACTTTCTCGTTGATTATATCCTTCATATCAGGATCTCTAGGGTCAGCCAAAATACTCCTATTTCCTAAAGCTCTTCGTCCAGATTCCGATCCACCACCAAAAACTGCAACAATGTTTTGATTCTGTAACAAATCAACTACCTCTTCGTCGCTACACTCTCTATATGAAATACCCTGTTGTTCTTCCAGAATTTCCTCTATATTATCATATTCGAATCCAAGATAGGGGGTGAAATTATCTTCCCACTCAATCCTAGGATTGTCCAATATTTGATGCCATAGAAACTGAGCAGCGCCAATAGTTAAGCCACCGTCATGGGGCGTTGGAGTAACATAGATGTTCTCTATTTGTGGAAACCATTTATAGAGTTTCCCAACAGCAACAGAATTCAACACAACCCCTCCAGAAAGACAAAGATTTTTGACATCCCCTGCTTCTTCAATGATTTTTTCAAACATTAATTTCAAATAGTCTTCCGTTGCAGCCTGCAATCCAGCAGCTAAATCGAAGACTTCTTTTGTATCCCTCTTTGACATCAATGCCCATCTGTTTAGGTATGGATGTTCCGGATCATCCCCTGTGTTCGCCCCCTTTGGTTGATTTGGTGGCTTGTGTGATGCATAAGCTAAATCTTGTGTCAGCATTCTATAGAAATCATCTCTATATCTACCTGGATCTCCAATGGCAGCCATAGCCATAACAGTACCGGCTTGATGGCCACGTGGCCAGCCGGACTGAAGGTTGAAAATATATCTGGTACATCTAGTCCATACACCACCGATGTTAACCTGACTTATCGGGAAAGAGACAACATGTTCTATTTTGTTTCCCTCCCCCTTCCACACAGTAAATGCTGTGGCATAGTTGTCGGCCGTCTCATATCCACCACCATCAATTGTAACAATCAAAGCATCATTCAAATTGCTAGAAAAAAATGCATTGGCGGCGTGACATTGGTGGTGTCCGAAGACATGTAATTCTCCACCATTTTCATGACAAATGCTTTTAATCTCTTCGTAAGACGCCTCGTGATTCTTTAGACGATCTACCGAATGACAAGTGGCAAAATGTGCGATTTTTTTGGAATCGTCGTACTCATCTAAAAAAAACTGGGCACTATCGCCCTGTGGTTCCTTTTCTCTGATATATCTCTCATATTCTGCGTGGACAACTGGACGTCCGTCCTCAAGAACACAGAAAGAACAATCATGCCCTGACCAAAGTCCTGCGATTTTCATTATTCTTCTCTCATACCTTCAAATACTGTTGTTTTATATTTTGAATTCTCTTGCAATAGCGTCTTAAAAAAGTCGACATCTAATTCAAGTGAATTAACCATAGCAGCTATAGTTCTCGTGTCTTTCGGCAAACAAGGGCCACCAAAACCCCTCATACCTTCACCACAATTCAGATAACAATCATTGATATGCTCTCTTTTTACAATAGTGTTTTTAACCTTACTATAGTTCGCACCATTTGCTCGACACACTTCATAAAAACTGTTCGCAAAAGTTACCAATGTCGCGTTATAAATATTGTTGAAATACTTGACAAATTCAGACTCCAATGGAGGCAGTTGTACAAACTCTTCCGGGTAATGCCCATGGACCTCTGTTAGTAATTCATAAACGCTGGATTTGTCAGTTCCAATAACGCACAAGTCGTGATTATGAATGAAGTCTTCTGTAGCACATCTTTCCCGTAAAAACTCTGGTACAAAACATAGTTCCAAATTTGAGTGCTTTTTCGATAGGCGATTTGTCGTACCCGGAGTTACTGTGGATTTTATAGCCACTACACCAGAATAATTGCATTCGCTTAAATCAGCAACAACGCTCTCAACAATCTCTGTGTTACATTCCCCATTTTCTTTCGAGGGAGTTGGAACACATATAAAACACACCTCAGTGCTAACAATGTTTTCAATTGTGGTACCAAGCTTGATATCATGCACTTTTACATTATGTCCGAGTTCCTTGAGTCCATTACAAACGGCACCTCCAACGACGCCGACCCCAACAACTCCAATATCCATTCTATTCTCCTCCACAAGTTTTTTTAAATAATTCTACATAATCCTCAACGAGATTATGCATCTCATAAGCTTTGACATTATTATAACAAATCTCAAGATCTTCGTTAACTGGATAATACATATCCTCTGGAACATCGACAATACAATTTCCATTCAATACTGCAGAAGCCATTCCAACATCTCTAGAAATAATTGGAATCTTCATGGCAGCAGACTCTAATATAGCTTGTGGGCCCCCTTCGACTCTTGAAGCAACAACATACAAGTCACAAGCAGCGTACATTTCTCTCAAAAGCTCCAGGGGGGCCATTTCAATAAATTTATAACCTATGCCCTCTTCTTCAAGCCTATTGATTACATACTGCCTTCGCCATCCACCCAATAATACAAATAAATTATCTTTTTCTATTTTTTTGAGGGTCTCAATAAACAGATCTGGACCCTTTTCAAGCTTGGGGCTAATCAAGTCTGTACCTTCTGTGTCTCTTTGGAAACTACCAACTACATATGCATCTGGAGGTAGTTCCAAAAAATCACGAGCTTTTGCTTTATCCGATGGATACCAAATATCCGAATTATACCAATATCCAATAACCTCAATAGGTTTTTCTGTTATCCTAGAAATAAAATCTTTGGTTTTTTGACAAGGCACATGATATTGATCTACAAACTTATCCCTTGAAACAAAGTTACGGAGATTAGACTTGTCAAACTTCTCTGGCACCACGTGGTGGATGCTGACTATAACTTTTTTATCGATAAGAAGTCTTGTTGGAACCCTATGCCAGAGATACGGACTGATAATCCATATTAAATCTGCCTCTTCTGGGCTTTTTGCACAAAGTTCAGGATGTAAAGATGTCCACTCTTTACTAATCCTATCAAGAATCCAATTTTCTTCTGGTACTAGTGAAAAAACTTTCATATTGTTCTGCCGTCCTTGTCATATTGTAGTTGATGTCCCAAGTATTTTTAATCCTTTTACTAAAGTCCAACTCTGGAGGTTGATATAGATTAACCGGTTGGAAATCCCATTCCTCTTCTTCGATTACAATTGCATCGGGACCTGCAATTTCTTTTGTGCCGCCAGAAGACGAGCAAATAATCTTACATCCACACGCCCTAGCATCAACAACAACATTTGGACAATGATCAAGCCAAGCCAAATGGACAAAGTGAGTTGAAGCCTTATAGACTTGATAAAGAGTGTTTTGTTGAACGTTGCCAACATAAAAAACCCTAGGATCATTAAAACGATGATTCACGTCGCCGGCGATTATAAAACAAGCATCATCGGGGGCGTGCTCAAGGAAGTATTTAATATTATCATCTAGCCTTTTGTGTGGCCTCCAGGAAGATGCACAGCACCATATTTCTGAAAACCTGTCTGGATATTTAAGAAACCTTTGTGTTGTTTCTATTTCCTCTACGTCTGCGCCATTGTGAATGATTGCGTAATTATCATGAGGTCCAAAAAATTCAAATGTTAGGTCGCGATTAAAATTCGATTGAAAAACAACCCCACTTGCCTTCTTGTATGTTTCCTCTATTAAATAATTTTGCACCCTATAATTTTGAATTGTGTTAAAATATATCCCATCTAATCTTTGAATCAGTGGAATAGAGTGCTTATCCTTAACTGCTTGAATAAATGCTAAAGATATATCTCCTTCTTGCTTATTGTTGAATGTGTGTCCCATATTGCCCATATATTTGACCAATTTGCGACCAAATGAGTTGGGTCCAGAATTACTAAATGGATCCACGTTTTCCAAATGAATATTCATAATCTAGCGTATGGAGTTTTATTTCTGATTTTTTGAGCCAGCGAATGCTGTTCCAAACCCTTGTTCTTATCGATATTCAGAGGGTTCGCTTTGTTATATACATGAAGAATATCTGGGATGAACCTAGATTTTGGGCCGGCCATTTCCAAAAGAGGTAGCATGATAGCCTGGTCATAAGTCATTCTATAATATTCCCCATCATCATATTTTAAATCATCATGATTCAAGTGATTCCATAAACTATGTTTAAAAGTCCTGAGATGTGAAGCTCGCCACTGATCTCGTCTAAAAGAGTTGTTTTTTATCACTTCCTCTGGATATTGGGAAGGCTCTATTCCTCTTATGCCCCGGGGAAAATACACATAACTTCCATAAGTTAGTAAACAATTCTCGTCTTCATACTCCCTACAAAGCCGTTTAAGCGACTTCGACGAAGAAAACCAATCATCCCCGTCTAAAAGTATTACCACGTCATCTAGGCGGCATTCTGTTCGTTCTAGGGCATGTGCAATATTTCCTAGTGCATATTTTTTCTCAGTGTTCTTAATTAATTTAAATTTTGGGTCTCCCTTTATCGCTCTCTCTACTAACGTAGCGCTTTTGTCTGTCGACATATCATCAATGAAAGTGCAAATGTAGTTTGTATGTGACTGCATTTTTATGCCATTGATACACTTCATAACCCATTTTTCAGCATTATAAAAAGGTACGACAATGTGAAATCTTTGATCGTTGGTCGTATCAACATCAGGAACTTGTAAATGCTCCGGAGCGAGTTCTTCCAAGGTTAACCAAAATCTAGATGCGACTTTTCGAAGATAATCCATGGTTTTAGATCTGGTTGCAAACCAATCTTCGTCCTTGTGTTGTACATTGTCGTTCAATACCAACTCACAATCAAGCAATTTTGCCTCGATTACCATTCTGGGGCAAGTGTCTCCGTCTTTTGGGAGAAATATAAGCCCTTTTGATTCAGCGAGCTTTTTCAAAAAATCTTTATGTTCCAGGCCCCAGATTAATTCATACTCTAAATTGTTTTCTTCGGCATACCTAACCGCATCATCAACACCCTTGATCCAAGACTGCGAATTCATGATAATCCATTTATCATTTTTGTTTTTTGTATCTAGAGTCTCAACATAATCAAGAGTTTCGTGTGAGAAAACAGAACTTAAAACTGTATTATTGGTGTTTTTTAAGAAAGGATAAAACTTTTGATAGTGTTCTTTCTGTTTTCGTGACATCCACCACGTCATTAAAGAAGAATTTAGAAACATTGCAACAATCTTGCCGTGCCTCGCAGACTCGCACTTACAAGAACCAGTAGCTTGAGCACACTTGCCTGGAGAACGATATTCACAATATTTATAATCGTATTCCAAAACTGAGTATTTCAGATTCTTGATAGCATAAAGTAAGCAATCCTCAGATAAACTAGCAAAGTTTCCAAAAATCCAGAAAGCATCTTTATGCGCCTCCATTAATTTGGGATTTAATGATTGTGCGAGAACTTTTTTAGCCGGCATCAAAGATGATTGAAACAACGCTTCCGTTGTTAATTCTGCGCCACCCCTATATTGATCCGCAAAAAGATCCGCTACAAATAATATCATCATTTTCCTTCATTTAACATTGCAAACATTCTGTCTATTTCTTCATTCGATGTAAAATCGACGTATGATGATACTACGTTCATGACTTTTTCATATTGTTGTTCTGCTGTGAAGTTTTCTCTGACCCACTTATTTAATTTCTTGGCTTGGCTGGAAAATCGATTATAGTCCTTATAAACTTCTCTCAATCTCATTTTGTAAGAACCCTGCTCTGGATAGCACCACATTGAATCTGCCTCCAATACTCCCTTCCAAACTGCCTCTTTTTGAATTGGTTGAATTTTGTATTTAACCGACGCAAAATGGGGCCTCTTTTTTTCTTTACCGGTCTTCTTATCCTTTACTGGCTTATAAAGAAAGTCAATGTGGCCACTCCAATCAGGAGCGATAACAGGAAGCTCATTATAAACAGCTTCAAAAATAGGTAATCCAAATCCCTCTCCATGTGCTAAGCTAATTAAGCCTTTAATCTTTGGATGCTGATAAACAGCAGTCATTTCTTCATCAGTCATAGAACCATGTAACAAATAGACCTTGCATTTCCGGTCTTTATATTCCTCCAGCAGGTTACGAAGTGCATGTTTCGTATGCATTCTATCAGCGGTACAATTGTTCATCTGATTGCATTTAATAACCAGCCCGACTGGTTGGTCGATAAACTCCTCCACAAACCATTTAACTGTGTTTTGAATATTCTTTCTAGGCGATATCTGTGCCACAGTCAAAAAATTAAAATCAGTTTCAAAATCAATATCCAAAGCGGCTGGTTCATAATCTTTGACTGGATAATGAACTACATCAACTGGAACCGTGCATCGAAAATCATTAATCACCTCTCCGGTTGCATTATTTTTTGCCTGGTATGATGTATTTGTAAATCCACTCTTAGAATGCTCAGAAATCGTGATTATGTGGTCGACAACTTGACTTTTTTCAATCCATGTTGGGGATATTTTGTTTGTTTCCATGCCGGCAGTCACACCAATATTAATTGGTGCTAAGTTTTCCCACTCGTTTGGGATGGTGATCTGCATCGATACATCAAACTTGCCACCCTGCTGCGTATAAAAGACAGTTTTTTCCAAAATCCCTTCTAGCCAGTCTCTCTCCTCATTTTCTTCCCATAGCCACCCTGTTTTTCCCCAATTTAGATTATAAAGATATATATCTAAAATATCCTCGCGACTTCGCAAGGCCCGAAGGATGAAACGAGTATGTTCTCCATACCCAGAGCGACTTAAAGCCGGACCCCTTACTATAACCTTTTTCTTCATTTTAAAGCTCCGTTAAATTCCAAGATTTGTAATCTTTTCTAGTTTCCCAAGAACCATGGTTCTCATGGACACCTAACATAAGTTCAACCCATCGGCTTTGAAATTTTTCAAAACCATAGTTTTTCTTAACATGTTCCCTACCTCGGTCGCCCATCTCTTTTCTTTGCTCCGGAGTCATATTATAAAACTCGACCAGTGCGCTAACAAACTGTTCTTTATTCAATCGATCTTCGCGAATATATGGAATCTCTTGAGAACCAATAATCGCTTTAGAGCAAGGTTCAATACCAATACCAAACCATTCTTCTCCATTTGTTACTTGTTCCTGCAGGCCGCCGGTCATATTAACAATAATTGGTGTGCCACAAGAAAGCGACTCCAGTGTGGCCAGACCAAACCCTTCAGCATCAGAAATATTAATGGTGCAGTCGGCCATATTGTAAATGGCTGCCAGATGCTCCTCTGGATATTTCGCTGTGGATAACATAATTTGTCCATTATCCACACCAAGCATACTAATCAAATGTTCAAGATCTTGTCCGTTAGGGTCTTTTGGATCGGTGTGCATAATCAAACAAGCTTTGTCATGACCCACCTGATCCAGAAACTCTTTAAACCAAAAAACTAAAGTGCCGCTCTGCTTCCTTCGTGCGTTTCTGTTATTCCAGAAAAATACCATCTTATTATTGGCTTCAGGCCCCAAGGAATCCAATTTGGCTTTAAATACATCTTTTGGCGGAAGAGGTTTGAACGATTCGGATGCTACTGCGTGTGGAACATAGTGTCTTTCCACATCCGGAGAGACAATGCCCACAACATCATCTGTAACCTTCGATATTGTGCAAACTACATCATTCGAATCATACCACTTCTTATTGTATCGCGGTGGGGGATAATTGTCCCAGACATGATAATAAACCATTGGCATTAATGGTCTAATCTCGTGTTCAATCATCCAGAGCCAACCCCAAAAACGAGGATCTGTCATAAACCATAGGATATCAGGTTTTTCGTCCCTAATCAAAGACCTAACCATATCTGGAGTTCCGTAACCATCAACAGGATAAACAACCCAATCATCCCCATATTCTTCCGTCTTCATTGGTTCGTACTTATCATGCTTAATAGCGCCTCCAAAGCTGACTATTTGAAATTTTCCACTATTAAGAAGTCCTTGACAAATGTACTTTGTCTGAATACCGACACCAGATGGGCTAAAAGGGTGGTCGGAAATTGTAAATACTTTAATCTTTTTATTTTCACTCATGGGCAATGCTCCGTTTTATAAAATTCGCAACCTCTACAGGCAAGACGATTCTTAATAAACCGCTTTTTAGAGATATTGTATACTGCTTTTAACAATAAGTTAAGAGCATTTTGTGTTTTTCTTGGACCACTCGTTACTCGAAACATTTCAACATTGTTTTTCTTTGCTGTACGTTTCAGTAAGGCAAAGTGTGTCTCAATATTCTTGGGATCAATGTTGTGCTTCTTTGCGAAGTAGTGTTTATACAGCGTAAGCTGGTATGTGACCATTGGATCAGACCTCTTGCGAGAATCCCAGCCCCAGGAGCAAGTCTTCCAGTCAATAATATGGTACTTGTCGTCTGGTGTTTTTATCACTAGATCTACGAATCCTTTAAATTTATACCCCTCGAACTCTTCCATGGGGACCATTAGTTGCTCTTCTGTCGAAACAACCTCAAAGTCCTCAAAATATTCTTTAATTCCAGGCAAAATGGAAGGAAGAATATTCTCTCCTTGGATGACCATCTGATTAACCAAATCTTGCTTTAATTCGACCTCTTTCAAAAGGAGATCCTCAATCTCCTTCTCAAATTTGTTGATAAAAAAACTATACATCTTTCCATCATCACCCTCAAGAAGGAGCTTTTCACAAGAATCGTGAATTGCTCGTCCAAAAGCAGTGAATTCGTTACCGACGAATCCGGCAATTTTGTCGACGTAGGTTAATTTATGATAAAACGGGCATTGCTTCCAATTGCGAAGCTCAGAAAACGAAATGTGTGGCATGTTACCTCTTAAATTTCCATGAATACAAGGCCATCTATTTTTTCATAGACGGCGGGACTTACAACTTTTACATATTGAGGTTCATTTAAAAAATAATGTTCAAATCCATTTGCAAAATATTCACGGTACGATGTTGCACCATAGGGCGAAACAAAAAGTCCCATTGTAAAAAAAGTTAATTTATCATATCCAACTTCTTGATAAAGAAATTCATCAAATTCTCTTGAGTATTCTGTATTTAAAAAATCCTCTAAACTTACTTTGTAGCCTTCTGTTCTCAATATCTCAAATAATCTTCTTCTCTTGCCTACAAACTCATTCTGAATTTTGCCATCAGCATAGATTAAAGAAGTGTATGCCTCCTCACATGCATGAGCAATTTCGTGAGTGATATCATCAAGCATATCATCCTCATCTATTTGCTCGTTCGTCACATATATCGCTCCATCCTTATAAGCAGCGTTAATATCTCTATCGACAAACTCTTGAAATTGTCCGATATAAATCATATCAATCCCATAAGCCAAATGCTCTGGGATCCTTTTTTCAAGGAGAGAAAGGACGCGATCTATGTTAACATTTTCAGGAAGGGGGTCTTTAACAAGAACTGTGGTCTTTTTAAAAAAGACTTTTTCCGGAGAGTTCCTTAAACTCTGTTCGATGTAATTATCCACACTTGTCACAATTCTCGTATTTCTCAAGCATTTCTGCTTCGCGCATCTTGATTCCTTCATCAGCATCAACGAGTGCCTGATGGTATCCTCTAACCCAATTTTCTTCAGCAACAGCCATCAGAAAATCAGGAAATTCCTTGGCCACAACTTCGACAATATTCTCAACCGTCACTTGACCATCTTCTACTTTCAGACTATCGCCAACATAATCGACTAGCCAAGTTTTAAGCTCGCTATCGGGCTTTACTTCTTCAGTTAATACTGGGTTTTCTCCTAAATTCATTTCTTCTCCTTAAAGTAATTTAGCTGCAAGCGAGGCAACCTTTGACCGCTCGCCCTTTTGTAAAATGATATTTCCAGCTAGATCTTCGTTCTTAAACTTCTCTACTGCATAGGTGAGACCATTTGTGGTTTCGTTGATATAAGTGTTATCAATCTGCTCAATGTCGCCAGTTAAAACAATCTTAGTATTCTCACCTACCCTTGTAAGTATAGTCTTTAATTCATGGGTTGTTAAATTTTGTGCTTCGTCAATCATAATAAAAGCGTTCGATATGGAACGACCTCTAATGTAAGTTATTGCTTCCATCTCTATTATACCACTTTTCATATAACTTTCCAAGGTTAATTTATCATTTCCCATTAAATGTTGTAAATTATCCTGGATTGGTGCCAGCCATGGCATCATTTTATCTTCCATAGAGCCAGGTAAAAACCCAATGTCTCTCCCAACGGGCTGTATTGGCCGAGAAACGACCATCTTCTTATATAGGGGCTCTTCCCTACCTCCCTTCCTTCCCTGCTGTTCTAGGGTCTGTGAGAGGCCAGCAGCGATGGCACACAGAGTCTTGCCTGAACCAGCACGACCAATAAGGGTAACAATCTTGATTTCTGGGTCTAAAAGCAGGTCAAAAGCAAATGATTGTTCTTTGTTTCTCGGTTTTATTCCCCAAACACCAGATTTGTACTCTGATATTCTTTTTAATGGCTTATCTGGCCCTTCGTATCTTGCTAATGCTGTCTTTTTCTCATTTGAACTGGAAACCAGCATCACATATTCGTGAGGATATAAACCAATCATATCATCGTCTAAAAATATTTCTTCTTTCTCGTAAAATCTATCAATAATCTCCTCGTCGATGAGGCGAGTTGAAAATCCTGTGAAGATCTCTGTTCTGTCCTTTACAATTTGTTCAATTTTGTAATCTTCGCAAAGGAGACCCAAAGCATCACATTTAACCCGCATATTGATGTCACGAGAAACAACAATAAGTTTTTTAGTCGGATTATCTAGCTTTTCTGTCAAAGCTGTGACAATAATTTGAGTATCTGCATTCTCTATATCCAAACCTGCAGGACATAATTCAGGATTATAAGCCCGAGAGTATAAAAGACCCAAACCTTTACCAATACGGACCCCTTTTTGTAGACTCCCCTTTTTTCTAAGATTGTCTAAGATGCGAATCGCACCACGTGCGTGGGCACCGACAGTGTCTTGTCTTTTTTTATTATTATCAATCTCTTCCAGAACTTTAAGTGGAATTAAGACATCATTTCTTCCAAAGGATGATATGGCGTCCCTATCGGTTAAGATTGCGCTAGTGTCTAGCAGGTATGTTTTCTTTCTCATACGCCTGTAATAAATAGGTTAACAGAATTATTCTCGCCTAATTGCCTTGGTTAGAAAAAAACAAACACCAAAAAGAAAGTATGGAGGCCACAATGCAGCACACACAAAAGCAAAAAGAAAGTTTTGAAAATCTGTGTTGTTTGGAAGCAATTGTGTGTATGTTGCATAGCAAATTCTATACATCACAATTGAGAATAGTGTGTATCCGGCAGCTGCGATAATGGGTGGCATCCATACCATTAAAAGTATAAACCACCCTATTACCAACATACACCACAGTAAGGCTGCCCACGAACTGTATTTTCTTTCTAGCCCTTTCAATGTAGTTCCCTTAGTGCCGCTGCCCTTCGTGCTCTATGGTTGCTATCAGGTCTTTGGGCTAAATAATAATCTAGTGTGTCCTCGGGATCTTCTGCTAAGATACGACGAAAACCACTAACACCAGTGGAATTTGCGATTGCCAAAGCCCAGGCCATCTTATCAGAGTCCCAACCTTCTCGGCTGGCATAATATGCAGCAGCCAATACACGGTCTCTCCACTCTAGGAGTTGATAACCTGGCCCGTATGGATACATGTGAAGCATTTGATCAACATTGCTAACCCACTCTTGATTATGGTAGGCACAATCACCAGCGTTTTCAACAACTTCGGTTACATCCCAAGGTGCCCATTCCAAAATGCCTTCTGGAGGTTGAAAGTGAAATAGTCCGTGGGCTCCGCAATCAGTCCGGACAATATCATATGGTCTTTTACCAATAGAGCCCGCAGAGGTAATAACCTCAATCGCTTCACGCTCAAACCTTCTTAGCCTGGTTACACGGGCATCAAAGTTGTGTGCGTCAGCCATGGCTTCAACATAACGATCCAAAGGCATCTGGCAGTAATAGACTTCCAGAGGGCAGTAGTTATATTCAATCTCAGGGCACGGAG